TCCCGGCCTGACTGAAGCTTGGCAAGGTGGGTCCCTCTTTCCTCTCCTGATCGGGGACTTCAACCCTGAACAGCGTATCAAGGAGATTGCAGCCGGGGAGACGTACTTTGCCCCGATTGCTCGGGACTTTGCGATTGTCCGCGTTAGCAGGTCCCTGTGTTCCCTGTACTACAAGACCGAGGTCGCTGGTGAGTTCGACCTTACCACCAAGAAACTCTCTCTCTACCCCAGCTTTGAGCACCTGAAAGAACGGGTTGCTCTCACTCTGAAAGGATTCTAGCCACTATGGCTAAGCTTAGGTTTGAGCGGTATGCCCCCGAGGCTAACCTGCTCAATTTGAAAATGAACCGCTTCTGTGGTGAGTCTGCGTATCCCCCCGATCAGGAGTTTGGTCTGGAGCTTGAGCTTGAGGGCTTTGGCGCGGATCAGATGGGTGTGATGGCGCGTGGCAGCTGGGTTGCCCACCAAGACCCGTCTCTTCGTGGTGACGCGACCGAGCTTGTCTTGCGGGCTCCCCTGTCTGTCAAAGACATTGCTACCGAGGCCCTTCCCGCTTTTGCCAAGTACAAGCAGGCTGTCGGGTTCAAGCCTCACCTGTCGAACCGGTGCTCTCTGCACACCCACATCGATTTCTCCCACAAGACCTTGTACACCTTGTGCAAGTTCATCACGCTCTATGCGCTGTGCGAGGAATACTTCTTTGCGGCTCGTGGCCCCAAGCGTAAGGGCAACCACTTCTGCATCTCGCTCATGGAGAACCCGAACTTCGCTCTCCAGTTCATCAACGCCATCGAGACCGGCAGCTTCCAAGTGTTCAACCAAGAGAACATGCGGTACATGGCCATCAACTTCCATGCCCTGTGGAAGTTCGGCTCTGTCGAAGTGCGTCTTCACGAAGGTGAGGCTGACGAAGACCGTATCCTTGCTTGGGTTGAGGTTCTCAAGGAGATGGTGGACTTCGCTCAGAACAACTACAAGTACACCCCCGAGGACTATCTCTACCAAAGCTCCATCAACGGGCTTGACGGGTTTCTCCAGAGGGAACTCCCGAAGACTTGGGACTTGATCAAGGACGTGTATCACCTTTCCCGTGGCCCCCTTGAGACCGCTCAGGACTTTGCCTTCGGCGTTTCGTGGGCAAAGGCCCCGAAGGAGGCAGCCCAAGCGGCGACAAAAAAGCCCCAAGGCCCGGCGGACCCCCGCCCGCTGAACGCCGCAGACGAGTTGCTAAGGATGCAAGGGCAGCGCGCGGAAGATGGTAGGCACAGGGTAGCGTGGAAGCACGTTAATGCTTGGGAAGACTTCCCTGCTGTCAAGATCAAGAATGTCGTAGTTGGTAGAAACCCTGCCAATATACTCATTCTTGATGATCCCCGCGAAGCTATCCCTGATGATCGAGAGGAGGAGCTGTAATGGCTTTGAAGAACGTTCTTTGCGTCGTGCCGTACAAGCGGTACTCTGAAGGCGCACGTATCCTTGCCCGCAAGCTGGGCATCCACCGTATGCCTGACCCCGGCCTGATCCGGGGCGGGCACCACGTTATTAACTGGGGCAACACCAACTGGGCTCCCCCTGTTGCCGTGCGTATCTACAACAGGCCTGCGAACGTGGCTGTAGCCGTCAACAAGCTCAAGGCCTACCATGCCTTGCGCGAACACGACGTGCTCATCCCTGACTTCACCACGGACATTGACGAGGCACGTAAGTGGGCTGAGAAGTCCGTTGTCATGTGCCGCACCCTTCTTGAGGCGTCCGAGGGCAAGGGTATCATTGTCGCAGAGAAAGCTGTTGACATCGTGCCCGCAAAGGTGTATACTAGATATGTGAGGAAAAAGCGTGAGTACCGAGTCCACGTCTTCCAAGGCAAAGTCATCGGCTTCAAGCGCAAGATCAAACACAAAGACATTGCTGTTGACAATGACTTTGTCCGATCCCACGCCAACGGCTACCGCTACATCTGTGACCCCGCCAATCCCCCTACGCAGCGTAGCCTTGACGCTGCTGTGGCTGCTGTTGCTGCCTTGGGGCTTGACTTTGGTGGTGTCGATATTGCTTGGGTAGAGAAGGGTGACAAGCCCTATGTGCTCGAAGTCAACACGGCTCCGGGCCTCACCGATATGGCAGGAGACTGGTATGCCCAAGCATTCCGAGACAAGTATAAGTAAAGAAGAAGCCGTCAAAGCTTATCAAGTACTTGAGCAGTACTACAAGGAACTTGCTCATGTTACGCTCAACCGTAAACGCAAGCTCGACTATGCTGAAAAAGCATATGACTTTGAGGTTTCGGGAAGGCACCTTGAGAAGTACGGCCCTTGAGAGAGCCATACAAGAAGGCCGACGTTCGCTTTAACAACGGCGTCGGCGCTTTGTTGTGCAACACCTGTGGGACAATCATAGCTCACGGGTTCGATCACAAAGACGAATACCATACCTGTGATGATTGCGAAAGAACGTCCGGGTGTGCCTTTGCCATTTACCCCGAGCCAGATAATAAGGATACATAAAGATGGCCCGCTGCTATATCTGCGACACTGAACTAACAGAGGTCGAGTTCGACCCAGACCTGAGCATTCGCCCATGTCATACGTGCCTAGAAGCTATCGACGAATCTCTGGAAGAGTTTGAAGACGAAGGAGTGTCTAATGAAAATTGTTAGCATTAATGGGAGCTATCCTGACTTTTCCGACCTTGTTGGAAAAATCTTTACGGATGTAAAAGTTGACGAGAACGGGGGTGGGAGGTTTAACTCCTCCGCAGTTGTCTTCATCGGATCAGAGTCCTTCGCGCTTGGTTATCACGGTGATTGCTGTGCATCATGTGATGTCAAACAAATCGACGGTGACCTTGAAGACCTCATTGGCACCCCCATCCTCTCCGCTGAAGAGACGTTTTCAGATGAGCCCCCCTCCGGCCCTGATTATGAACACCTTGACAGTTGGACGTGGACGTTCTACAATATTCGTACTATCAAAGGGACTGTGACCATCCAGTTCTGGGGAGAGTCCAACGGTTATTATTCTGAGACCGCCTCATTTGAGCGGGTTGAAGTTTCGTAATGAAGTTCACAGCCAAGGAGCTTAAGGAGCGTATTGAGGTTCGCATGAAGCGGACCTCTTCTGCTCTTAACGACAAGAATGTTTCCGACAGAATCAAAACCAGATTGTTGTATGAGGAACACGCAATCTACAACTTCGCCTTGAAAGGACTTGAACCATATCTGAAAGAAAAAGCAAATTCATCCGTCATGGACCCTGCTCAGACTGTGGTTCCTCCGACGGACTAGCCATCTTTGACGATGGGCACACGCACTGTTTCGTGTGCTCAAAGACTACACAAAACATCCCGCAAGAGGAGAAGATCATACAAGCACCACCCCCTAATACCGAGAAGCGCGGGCTCCGGCCTGTGCCGTCTGAATACCGCGCTCTCGAAGACCGTCAAATCTCACAAGACACCGCCAAAATCTACAAGTTTGGCTTCTACGAAGACGGTCCCTTCATTCATACCTACCCCCGGTTCCGAGGTGACAAGCATGTAGCCAATCAATTCCGGCTGCGTGGCAAGAAAGATTTCCGGTGGGAGGGCTCCCAAGAAAAGATGGAACTGATCGGCCAGCACGCATTCCCTGCTGGCTCGGCTAGAGGCATCACGATTGTGGAAGGTGCCTGCGATGCTGGCGCGGCCTATGAGTTGCAAGACTCAAAGTGGCCCGTCGTTGGTGTCACAGCTGCCTCCACAGCCCTGAAGGAATGCCTTGACAACTACGAATACCTCAACTCGTTTGAGCGTATCGTGATCTGCATGGACTCCGATGAACCGGGACAGGATGCTGCGCGTAAGCTTGCAGAACGCCTGCCCTTGGGCAAAACCCACATCATGACCATGCGACGCCATAAGGACCCGAACGACTATCTTCGGGCTCGTATGGCCAAGGAATACATAGCTGAATGGTGGGCTGCCCCTGTCTACATGCCTGCTGCCCTCAAGACGGGTAAAGAGCTGTGGAACGAGATCGAGAACCCCCCAGACCTGAGCTTTGTCAACTACCCGTGGCCCGGGCTGACAGCCAAGACCTATGGCCTCAAGCTGTCGGAACTTGTTGTCATCAACGCTGAGACAGGCGTTGGCAAAACTACGTTCACCAACGAGATCGCCTACAATCTTCTTCGGGAAACCCCTGAAGATGTCAAGGTGGGCTTCATGAAACTGGAGGAAACCAACCGTGATTCTGGTCTGGGTCTCATTAGTATTCACGCAAATCGTCGTCTCCACCTTCCTGATGTCTGGGCTGCGTTGGACAAAGGCGAACTACGTGCCCTCTACGACGAAGTCCTTAACAATGATCGGGCTATTTTCTGGGATCACTTTGGTTCAAATAGCATTCACGCTGTATTGGCAAAGCTCCAACATATGGCTGCTTTGGGCTGCAAGTACATTATTCTCGATCACCTCAGTATCATCGTCTCTGACCAGAGTGGTGACGAGAGGAAACAGCTGGACGAGATTGTAACCAAGCTCAAGACTGAGTGCATGAAGCTCAAGATTTGTGTCGTGGCGGTTATCCACCAGAACCGACAGGGCCAGATCAGGGGCACAGCAGGCGTCGAGCAGCTGTCCAACGACATCTTCAAGCTTGAGCGGGAACGCGAGAGCCCTGACGATTGGCGTCGTAACGTGGTCAAGCTGACGATCCAGAAGAACCGGTTCTCAGGTATGGGTGGCCACGTCCACCTGTTCTTCGACCAGACCTCTGGGCGTCTTGTTGAGCTGTCTGAAGATGAGGTCAACACCTATGAGAAGGGTGGGACTACCTCACACGGCAAGGCTGCTCCCCCTCCTGCGGAAGATTGGAACTTTGATCCTCCCCCGGCACAGTAACGATGCAATATCTATCACCCACCACCGACTACTGGGCCTTGGACATAGAAGCCGACGGCCTGACACCCACTCAAATCTGGGTGGTGTGTGTTGAAAACGTCATCACGGGAGAGAAACATTCCTTCAGGAAAGCCGCCGAGTTCTTGGCGTGGAAGAAACCAGAGCACGTCTACGTCGCTCACTTCGGTATTCATTACGACTTTTATTATCTCAATCATCTGTGGGCTGCTGGTATTCCCATTGGTCGTTGTATTGACACTGTCGTGCTTGGTAATCTATTTGATCCGTATCTTAAGGAAGGTCATTCGCTAGATGCTTGGGGTAAACGTGTTGGACTACGTAAACTCGACTTCGGAGACTTCTCTCACTACACCCCGGAGATGGAACACTACTGTTCCGTGGACACGACAATATGCAAACGGACCTATCTTGCGCTTAGCAAGCGTATGGCGTCTACCGGGTACTCAAACAACTCCTGCTGGCTTGAACATCACTTTGCGGCAATCATTGATCAACAACAACGCAATGGCTTTCAGTTCAACATTCCGGGAGCCCAAGAACTTTATCGAGAGCTAAGACAGAAGGAAGCGGAACTTGGAGAAGCTATCAGACGGTACTTTCCGAACAAGCTCAAATCAGCTGGTGTATATCTATACAAAACCACTAAGGATGGACGACCATATTCAAGTTACGTTAAACATTCCGAAAAGTATGCTAAGCTCACCCATCACGACGATGGAACTTACGAGGTGTTTGAAAGCGTACCTTTCAACGTCGGCTCGCCTGTCCAGCGTCTTGAAAGGCTCCTAGAGGCTGGGTTCAAACCCACCAAGAAGACCAAGTCCGGTGGCTGGTCCACAGACGAAGAAAGCGTTCTTGCTTTTGCAGAAGAGAGCAAGATTCCTGAAGTGGCGATGATCGCCGAATGGCTTGTCCACAATGGGCGGGCCAACATGATCAACAACTGGTTGGAGAATGTCAACCATGATGACAGCAGGATACACGGCAGGGTGTTTAGCTGCGGCGCTGGCAGCCGTCGTTGTACTCATACTGGGCCCAATACGTCTAACATTCCGTCCGTTGAAGCTCGATTTGGACCTGAGTCCCGTGGTCTATGGACTGCTTCTAGTGGCCGGGTATTGGTTGGTATCGATGCAGCAGGCCTAGAGGGGCGTATCCTTGTCCACTATCTTGGGGAAGCGAGCCCTCAAAATCGCCAAGCTGCGTATGATTACATCCTCGATACGCAAGCCAAGTTTGGTGTTAAGGACTTCCACACCCTTAACGCCAGAGAAATCACAAAGCGAGTTCTACCCAAGGAAAGGAAGCCGGTAAAGAACGACTTCTACGCCCTGATCTACGGGGCAACAGACCGTAAGCTAGGTGCCATGTCAGGAGGCGAGGAAGAGCTTGGAACAAAGATCAGACACGTCCTTGGAGACGCCGTCCCCGGACTGGGGGAGCTTATGGAGTCAGCTCGTAAGGAGTTTTACGACAACGCAGGAGTGCTGCGAACAATCGACGGAGGGTTCGTCAGGTGCCCCAGCCCACACGCCGCCCTTAACTACAAGTGCCAGTCAGCAGGGGCCATCGTCATGAAGCTCGCCTGCATCATCCACACACGGGAGATTGAAAAGAACAAATGGGATACCTTGAAGGTTGGAGACATCCACGATGAGTGGCAATACGACAGTCGCCCTGACTGTGCCGAACTTGTCGGAGAAGCAGGCCGAGAAGCTATACGTCTGGCTGGTGAAAAACTTAGACTGGGCGTACCCCTCGATGGAACGTACTCTATCGGTAGAACGTGGGCAGACACTCACTGAACGTGTCAAAGCAATCGAAGACAAGATTGCCCCATACGTTGTGATCAAGGGAAACGTCTGCGCTCGGTACACAAGAAACTTGACAGCGGACGATTTCTAGTATATAATATAGGTATAAGGATAGGAGAACAAGTAATTGGCTAAAGAGAAACTCGAAACCAAAATCATTCAAGCCAAGGTATATTGGTGCAAGGTGCTTGGTAAGCCCCGGCCTTCCTACGACGGCAAGTCGCAAGAGTGGACGGTGGACGCAGTATTCGACAAGGAAGGCCTCAAAGCCCTTCAGGACTTCGGCATCGACCGTTTCTACGTCAAGAAGGGTAAGCCGAACAAAGACAATACCCCGAACGAGACGACTGGTAAACCCGTCATCAAGTTCGTTCGCAAGTCCGTCAAGTCAGATGGCTCACCTGCTAACCCCGTCCCTCTTCGTGATGAGAACGGTGACCCGTGGGACCCGACCAAGCTGATTGGTAATGGCACGACTGTGAACCTCAAGATCATGAAGTTCGTTGTCGAGCTGCCGGGCCAGCCGAAACGTTGGAAGCCCTACCTGCTTGAGATGCAAGTCTGGGATCACGTCGAGTACGAAGGTACTGCGGGTGGTGGTGACGGTGGCTTCCCGAAGAAGGGTGGCGCGGCCAAGAACGATGACGAGTGGGGCTTTGATGACAAAGCTAATCATCAGACCGACCCGGACGACTTCTCTGATGAGATTCCGTTCTAGTGGCATCAATTGAAACACTCACTCAAGACGTAGAGAACCTATTCAATGGTCACACCCCGGACCCCGAAAAGCTCCAGAGATTTGCCACAGCCCTCGCGGGTGTCGTTGCAAATCGACTTCGAGCGAGCGGAGATGGACGACAGTCATATCTACGCCTCTCTAACATTGGAAAACCAGCACGGCAAGTCTACTACGACATTCAAGGTTACGGACCCGGAGCTAAATTCGCTCCTGAAAAGCTGGCCGCTGCTGACAAGCTCAAATTCCTTTACGGAGATATTATCGAAGAGCTTTTCCTCTACCTTGCAGAAGAGGCTGGACACGATGTTTCCGATAGACAAAAACGAGTCGAAGTAGATGGCATCGTCGGTCATACAGACGGTAAGATCGATGGCATACCGGTGGATGTTAAGTCTGCTTCTAAGTTCTCCTTCACAAAATTCGCCGATGGCTCGGTATGTAAAGGAGACGATCCTTTCGGATACGTCCTCCAACTCTCCGGGTATGCAAAAGCAGAGGGAGCGACTAAAGGATACATTTGGGCAATTGAGAAAGAAAGAGCGCATCAAGCTCTTGTCGAAGTGCCCTTGGTTGACCCCTCTCCTAAAATAGCGGAGCTAAGAGATGCACTTGACAAGCCCACTCCCCCTGCTCGATGTTATGAGCCAGTCGCAGCTGGGAAGTCCGGTAACAAAGGTCTACCAGTGGGCTGCATCTTCTGCTCTCATAAGCGACAGTGTTGGGCTGATGCTAACAGAGGGCGGGGTCTGCGAGTATTTCTATACGCCAATGGGCCCACTTATCTCACTGAGGTTTTCGAGACCCCACGAGTAGACGAAATCACAGACACATTCTGGAAGGAATAACAAACACCCATGCGACTTGTTTCCGATAATGAAGAAGCGGTTGAACCGCCACCGACTTGGGACGTTGCAATTGAGGCCTCTCCGGGGACCTTTGCGCAACACTACGTTACAGGGTATCCGTCGTTTTCTGGCCCGCTGCTTACATTCTTCTCAGCTGAAGATGACAGTGGTGCTCCAGTCTTCTTGGTCCCTTACCACAGGGTAGTCCGTGTACTGCCGCATATGAACGTTGGTGAGCAAATTGCCAACTAAGCGTTTAGCACGCTCGGGCTTTGAAGGGGAGGTTGGGCGAAAGCTCAACCGTCTCCGGCCCAAGCAGTTTGCCCACGAAATTGAGAAACTTCCGTATACGTTCTTCTACATCCCGGACTACACTAATCGGCGTACTGGGGTGATCATTGAAGCTAAAGGCTACCTTGATGCAGACGACGTTAGGAAGATGAGGGCTGTGCGTAAAGCTTTCCCTGATCGAAAGATCGTGATCTGTTTCATGAAGCCACACCAGAAGCTCCCCAAGAAAAGGCTCACACACGCTGAGTGGGCGGAGAAGAATGGTTTCCTGTGGTGTACTTTGGAGACCATTAAAGAGTATGTCTAAGACCCACCTGATCATCCCGGACAGCCATGCACATCCTCAACATTCAAACGAACGATATACGTATCTCGGTAAACTCATCGCAGATGTTCGGCCCGACACAGTGGTGGACATTGGAGATTGGTTTGACATGCCATCCCTCTGCTCTTACGACAAAGGTAAAAGAGGCTTCGAGAATAACCGATACCATCTTGACATTGCTTCAGGTGTCGAGGCTCAAGACCGACTACTCTCGGTGGTCCGAAAAAACCACCGTAAACGCCCCCGCATCGTCCGATGTTTGGGAAATCACGAACACCGTCTACTTCGAGTGCTCGACATGGACCCTATCCTTGACGGGACAATCTCTACAAGAGATTTCCAATCTCGTGAATACGGTATCGAAGAGCACCCCTTCTTAGAGATTGTTGAAATTGATGGAATCCAATACTCACACTATTTCGCTTCAGGGATCATGGGCCGTCCTATCGGCGGCGTTAACCTTGGCGCTGCCATTCTCTCCAAGCAACTTAACTCTGCAACGCAAGGACACTCACACCTCTTTGACCATGCAGTTCGAGTCCGAGGAGGCGGTCAGCGAATACATGGTCTCAGTTGTGGTGTCTTTCAAGATTACGTCCCTCCTTTCGCGCGCGCTTCAGCACGATATTGGTCCTCTGGAGTTGTCATCAAACGAGGAGTCGAGAATGGAGATTATGACCTAGAGTGGGTATCTTTGCGGAGGTTGAAAGAAATCTATGGACCTCGATGAACTAGGAGAACTGATTGACAGACGATGGACAGCAGGAGAGCTTGCAGAGTTCCTCGACATCTCCGTCGGAGAACTTCTCAAAGCGTTTCCTAGTCGAGTTAAAAGAAATCTTGATTCCATCCTATCTGAGCTGGGGTACGAATATGACGAATCCGAAGACTGAGTACTTTCCTCCCGAGGTCATGGCATCCGTTGAACGGGTCTTTGAGCACGGGGCTGAGAAGCACGCAGCGTTTGGGTGGCAGGGTGTAGACCCTCTTGGCCCCAAGGGTATTGACCACCAAGTCAAGAAGGCCCTTGGCCATATCTACAAATGGGACGCAATCTCAGAGATTGACGAAAGTGGGGAAAACCACCTAGCGCACGCAATCACACGTCTCGTTATCGCCCTTGATATGATTCTGAAAGAAACGAAAGATGGACCCGGACGAACTGAAAGAGCACCAGAAGGAGCTTCGCAGACTTCGACAGTTAGCAAATACATCCAAGAAGAAGTCCGAATCTGGAAAGAAAAGACTGGACGAAACGGATGACGACAGAAGGTCGCGGCGCTACGGAATTGACTTGACTTTCGAGGATTAGTGTGGTATAATATAGTGTTAGCCAAGATAGCTCAGTGGCAGAGCTGCTGTTTTGTAAGCAGCCGGTCGGGAGTTCAATCCTCTCTCTTGGCACCATTCATTCCCGCCAACCGGGATGCTTAAAGGAGGTGATCCAGTATGGGTTCTATTTTCAAATACATCGCTGAACGACTAGCGGAACGAACAACGTGGGTAGGCATTCTAGCGGCTCTCGGTATGGCAGTTTCGTGGTCCACAGAGCAGCTTGAAGTTTTCGGCAACCTTGGTGTTGCTGTCGCGGCTGCCATCCTCGTCTTCTTCAAGGACAAGTTCCTGACCAAGCCGAAAGATGAAACTCCCGTAGTGTAGGCTAACACGACAACGCCTACCGGCCCTATTGAGTAAGCAGTAGTCAGCCTTAGAGTCGTAGCCCCCGGTGTAAAAGCCGGGGGTTTTTCTTTCCCTAAATTCATATTACAGGTGTAATCCCGGTTGTTCAAATCAAATCAAAACCCCCAATTCCGGAGCAAGTTCTCCGAAGACATCTTCAATCAGAAGTACCGACACGAAGGAGCAGAGACTTGGGATGAACTCGCCGCCACACTCGTCAAAACGATCTGCGGAGACATGCTCCCCAAAGACGAACAAGACCAGCTCACCACCTACATCCGAGACCTCAAGTTCATCCCGGGTGGTCGTTACCTATACTACGCGGGTCGTGAGGCTAAATTCTACAACAATTGCTACCTTCTACGTGCCGAAGAGGACACGAGAGAAGATTGGGCCAACCTGAGTTGGAAAACAGAATCATGCCTGATGACAGGTGGAGGTATCGGTGTTGACTATTCTCGCTACAGGGCTTCTGGCAGTCGGCTCAACAGGACTGGTGGTACTGCTGGTGGACCAATTCCTAAAATGGCGATGGTCAATGAAATTGGTCGAAATGTTATGCAGGGCGGATCGCGGCGTTCTGCTATTTATGCTAGCCTCAATCACGCTCACGGGGATGTGGATCAATTCCTTGTAGCCAAGGACTGGCACGAACAAGAGGTTGTTCCCGGCCTCACCCTGTGGGACGTGAAGCAGAAGAACTTCAACTTCCCTGCCCCACTAGACATGACAAACATATCGGTAAATTATGACACCAATTGGCTTGAGACGTATCAGAGGACCGGGCAAGTCGGCGACGTATTCCGCCGTAATGTTAAACAAGCTCTTAGCTCAGCAGAGCCGGGGTTTAGTTTCAACTTCTACGAAAAAGAAAACGAGACACTTAGAAATGCATGTACTGAAGTCACTTCGGAGGACGACTCCGATGTTTGTAATCTTGGCTCTATCAATATGGGCCGCATTGATTCTCTCCGAGAGTTTCAAGATGTTGTCGAACTAGCAACCAAGTTCCTCTTCTGTGGAACATTCAAGGCTCAACTCCCCTATGCAAAAGTTTATGAGGTTCGTGAAAAGAACCGTCGTCTCGGCCTCGGCCTTATGGGTATTCACGAGTGGCTCATTAAGCGGGGTGCTTCCTATGAAGTCACGCCAGAACTTCATGAATGGCTTACGGCCTATCGTGATACCTCTGACCTCGTGGCGCAACGAACGGCAAACGATCTGGGAGTGGCGACGCCTAAAGGCGTTCGAGCCATTGCTCCGACAGGGTCCATTGGTATCTTGGCTGGAACTACCACCGGGATTGAGCCTCTCTTCGCCGTGGCGTACAAGCGACGCTATCTTAAAGGAACCGACTGGCACTACCAATACGTCGTCGATGGCGCAGCGCAAGAGCTAATTGATGTCTATGGCGCGAACCCTGAAAAGATTGAGTCGGCGATTGACCTCGCGCCGTTCTTTGAACGTCGGATCAAGTTCCAAGCGGATATTCAAGACTATGTTGACCAAGCTATCTCGTCTACTATCAACCTCCCCCCAGTTAACGAGTTTACTTTGTCTGATGCTTATGTCAACCGCTTTGCTGACATTCTGGCTAAGTACGCCCACAGGCTTCGTGGCTTTACCTGTTACCCTGATGGCGCTCGCGGTGGGCAGCCTCTTACTGCTGTCCCCTATAAAGAAGCAATAAGCAAGGTGGGTGAAGTGTTTGTAGAAACGAGCGACATCTGTGACATCTCTGGAAAAGGAGGCACCTGCGGGGCCTAATGAACACAGCTAAATTCAACAAGCTTATGGACGCAGCCCGTCCTGAGATTACCTTCCGTATCCTTGTGGGACCTGATCCCGAATATCCACAGCATCGCAAGGCCGCTATGGTTGTCAAGAACGGAGAGCTTTGGTTCTCCCTTGCTGGCGACAACAAGGACTGGAACAAAAGGAAGACGGCTACAGCAATCTACCAATGTTGCATGAGGATCATCGAAGACTACTGTAAGAAAGAAATGGCCTAAATGAAAACCCCCGGAGGATTTCTCTTCCGGGGGTTCTTTTATTGTTTGTTACGCCGGTCTGCTTCCGCAGCAGTCTCCCGCCATCGCTTCTGGTCCTCTGGGCTGGCCGTGTCGTAGTTGAAACCCCGAGGGAAGGTGGCTGACATCTCTTCTTCAGTCTTTGGCATCCGTTCTGCTGTGATAACGTCCATATCAGACGGACGAGCCGGGCCATCAGGCAGGCTCCCAGACATCTTAGGATCAATAAGTTCCGGGTTCTTGTACCCCGGATCAGACCACATCTTTGCCAACTCATCAAGACCAGACCAATCAAACGAGTTGATGCTAGCAGCTCCTCGTTCCCGGGCAGCACGAGTCTGGTTCTTCGCCCGCTTGCTTGCTTCTTCAGCAGCGGCCTTCAAAGCGCCCATCAACTCCTCATCTGTCAACTTCTGGGGCATACGGTAGTCCCCATCTTGCGGCCCAGCGTTGGGGCCCGACTCACCGTTATCTATCACGGCTGGCTCGGGCTTGCTCATGAGCCGCTTGTAGTACATGGACTTGGCGTGGAGGGCCATCTCTCCACCCTTCTTGAACCCAGCGTCTTGAAGGTCAACTCCAATCTGTTCCCACGTCTTGCCTTCTCCTAGGCCTTTTTCAATAACCCAGTTTGCCTCCATCTTGCGTTGACGAGGATCAGGCTTGAGGGTCATGTCCCTTCGCTTGGCAACGGCAATCTGATTCTTGATCCACTCATTGTCAAAGGTGATACCTTGTGACTTGAGAGATTTGGTCACATCGGCTTGCGAGCCGTTGGACCGAAGCATCTTCTCAATCTCAAACTTGATCAGGTCCCGCTTGGACATGGAGCGACCACCCACCTCGACGACTTCATCAAGGGCGGCAGTTTCCTTAGCAACCTTGGCGGCTGCTCGCATAGCTGCTGGTAGAGCCATTTAGTTATCCTTATTCATCATCAATGTTGAAGTCTTCAAAGTAGTCTTGGCTAGGCACCTGAGCAAACTCAATGCCGTGTCTGTCCTTGATGTACGCTTCAAACGAAGCGTCGCCACGGCCAGTCCGCTGGTTGAACAGGTACAGCAACGTTCCCTTGGTCAGCTCCGGATTGTTCCTGACAACGTCCGCAGGAAGAACGTCTTTGGCTTTGGCCATAGGGTTCTTCTCAAAGACTTTGAGGAAGTCCACAGCACCTTGGCCACCAAGCAGGTGAGCAATGTTGAGTTCTTCCCAGCTGGGGGGCACACCACGGGCGCGGGTGAGTATTTCAGCATTCCTGGCTGTGAAGTGTTTCATGACTGTGTCTTCAATGACGGAGTCATTCATCAGCTCTGCACGCTCCTTGTCAGTCATCTTGGCAGCCTCCGGCATAACCTCAATCAAGTTGGTGTCCCATGTACCAAGCTTGTCCCCCTTACCCACAAGGAAGCCGTACGTGCCCGAAGCAGATGAGCGTGTCGGATCGTGAGCAAAGTTGCCACGCTGCCCACCACCCTCAGTTCTGCCCATCCCCACAAGATAATCATCGATCCCCTTCATTTCTCGGAAGGAAATCTTAGACGTGGTAATGTTCCCACGAATTGTGGCGGAAGTCATACGATCTGACACAGTGCCCGCTCCAACAGAGCTATTGAACAGAGACTTGTAGCGATCCCCACTTCTGATCGACTCAGAGACCTTATTAAATTGTCCAATGGCTGTCTGCATTGCTTCAGACGGGCCCTGAGAGTTGATCCAGTTGTTGAGAGACTTGGCAAGCCCTTCGTCTGAGGCAAAGATTTGACGGACTGTCATCTTGCCTTCAGCCGTCCCGTCGCCCTTGAGGGCCCCTTCAGGAACAAAGTCCAACTCTTGGTTCAGGAAGTCAAGATGCTCCAGCAGGAAGTTTGCTTGGCGCGCAAGTTTAATGCTTTCCGGAGGGGTGGCCATTTCAACAGGAGGAGCAAAAGCCGAAGCTACCGGGCTGATACCTCTGGAGGTTGCAAAACGAATTTGGACCGGTTCGTAACGTCCAGTCTGCTCATTGAACTTGATCTTGTCACCATTGGCAGTCCTGATTGTATCAAGGGCTTCACCAGCCAGAAGGGCCGAGAGATTCCCAACGTCTTTGAAGTCTTCAGGGCTGATGCCGAGTGTTTTGGACTCTCTCCACGCGCCACGCCAATTAGCTGTGAACAGCGTCAAGACAGCCTTGTCCATAGACTCAGGGGTGATCGTAGGACCAAGGGCGTCACCCACCACCTTCATCAAACCTTTTGAGCCATTGATAAAGTGAGAGGCTGTTGTGTTAGACCAACGACCAGCGTTGAGTTCCTGAACAGACGAAGCAAGACCAACAGACTTGGCAAGCACAGCTGCTTGGAGTTTCTTGGGGTCCACGTCAGACGGGATGTCAGGGCTGTTGAGAGCACGCTGGAAATCAAGCATCCGGGCAGTAGCGTCTTTGACGTTGTTGTTCTTGGCGTTGATCAGACCAATCATCTGGTCACGCAAAGCGTTAATATCCGCAGCGCCAAAGCCCGGGAGAGTACCATCAAACAGCTTGTTGACAATATCTGTACCAAGGCTTTCCTTGAGACTGGTCAAGCCATCGACAGCTTGGATACCTTCAATGCCGTACTTGGTCTTGAGCAGGTCAAGCTGGCGGGCGACAGCGGCCCCAGCTGAGGCAGGCCCAGTAGACCACGACTCAATGAACTTACGCACCCGCAGAGCCTGATCCTTGATGGGGGCCAAGTTCTCTTCAGGTACACCTTGAGCGCGGGCAGTCGCCAACGTCTGACCTTCCCACAGATCGATGTTTTGATACCAGACCTGAGTGGCCTCAGTGAACTTCTTGGACATAGCTGTGTCACCACCGGTCTCAGTAATCGTGCGGCTCAGCGACGAAGCGTCTTCCATGATAAGCTGGAGACCCGGGTCAGCCGAACTCAGGTGGTCTTGCACCACACTCTCTGACACCTTCTTGAATCGTACCTTGGCGGCTTCTTGTTCAGCAGTAGACAGCTTGGCAGCGGCCTCCAACTCAGCTTGAGAACGAACAAAGGCTTCGTTGTTTAGTTTGGCCCTGTTCTGAGTGTTGGTGACTTCGATCCCCTTGTTGACCCAATCACGATAAGTCATGGTAGACATAGTCTCGGCGGACAGCCCAAGCGTTGTCTGGAAGCTGATACCAATCTTGTACATTTCAGCATCAACAGCGTTTTCTACAGCAAGCTGGGCAGTTGCCGCAGCCTCACGAGCTTTCCACTCACGACCAATGGCGTGATCGAATTTATTGTCAGAGAACCACTTGCCAAGTTCATCGGCAGCGTCGGGGTACTTGGCCTGAACGTCCATTAGAACGTTGTTGAGGTACACATCGTACTGCTTGGGGTCGATAGCCTCCGCATCCTTCAATCCCTTGAGACGTTTCATCTCGGCAATGTAGGGTTGCCCCTGTTCCCCAAGGAGTGTCTCCAGATTTCGGGAGTCTCCAGTCAGGAGGGCTGAGGTCATAATGGCTGCTTCATCCAGAGCTTGGTCAGCACGGAGATCACGGATGTTCTTGATGTCCGCCAGACCAGAGTCAGAGTTGGAAGCCTTACGGCCACCAAAAACCATGCCTGCCAGATCAGCGATAGGCCCGAAGACATCCACAGCTCCGCCGTTCCCACCCACGGCTCGCTTGTAGTCTCCCGGGGTATTGAGGGTATCTGTAAACTCAGCCATTATTGTTTTTCCCTTTTGGCTTCAAGCGCCATGCGCTCTTGGTTCTTTTCAATTTCGTAACGACGGGCAAGGCCATCGTAGATCGCTTCGTTGGCCGGTGACCTGTTGGCCATGTTCCACGCATCGATCCAGATGTCTTCCGGGTGGAGGGCCCTGAAGGTTTCCATCTGGGAGTCAATCTCTTCTCCTGCGTCGGGCTCTCTCCATTTGCGTTGGCGGAGTTCCAAGATGGCACTCGAAACAGAGTTGACAACCTCTTGGCGATTGCGTCTCCAATCCTGCTTGGCCACGTAGTCCCTGTACTCACCGGGGGCAAGACCAAGGAACACAGCGAAAGCATCCGTAGACGGCAAGTCGTCAAGAGCAACCTTACCAGACGTGGTGACGTATTGGCCATAGTTCCACACCATGTAAGCCTTGTAGGCGTTGTTGAACGACGAGATGTTCTTGGCCAGATCGATGACAGCCGCAGAGGTCAGAGGTAGGCCAGTGTCTCCACCGGACTCCGCCGACATGAACCTGACAACTTCCCAGAAGGTTCCCGGCTTACCGGTCTCCCCAAAGAAGATGGACTTGGAGATACCGTAGAGTGGGCCACCCATGACATCGACAAACGATGTCTTGCCATATTTGCTTTGGCCAATCAGCTCCCTGAACGTGTCGGTGACAAAGCCACCAACCGCAGCTCGTTCTGAGAACTGGGTGTCTTCACCAGTCAGTGAGAAGATCATGGTGTCAATGATACCACGTTCAACCAGCCCTTCCCACGTACCAATCTCCGGGGCATCCCCAGACTTGCCACGCATCTGTTCAGAGATGTATGCAGCAAACGGGATACCCGCTGTGCCGTACATGATGCCTTGGCCCAGCAAGAGGCGGAGTTTCTCAGTCAAGGTGAACTGCTTACCCAGCAGAGCTTCAAGCACGCGAGCCTGATAGCTGAGGAACTGGGTGGGGATAGAGGCCCAACCCTGTTGCCAAGCAGCAGCACCAGCTTTACTCATGTTGAACGAGAAGTCGCCAGCAAGCCTCATCTGGACTTCGTTGAACTTAGGAGTGCCCGGAGTCAGTCCGGCCTTCTTGGCTCTGCGCCAAGCAATTGTCCAAGCAACCGTCTGGTTCCAGCGTTCCGCTTCGTTGAAGAAGAAGGAGCCCTTGGAGAGAAACTTACCTGTCTTGCCAATGATACCTTGAGCGGCTTCGACACCATTGTAGTTGATAAGTTGGTGAGCACCACCAATATCAAAACGACCAGACTGCTTGGCAGCCTTCATCATCTCGACCCAGTCAGCCGGGTTGTCGAAGCCAACGTTTTTGTGCCACCCCATCTTGATCCACATATCCAGCCACTCGTCACCAGACGACTTGGCGAGGTAGCCAATCATCGGGACAAGGTTGAACATTCCTTGCATACCACCCACGGCATCGATAGACGTAGCGGCCAGCATGGTTGTGATCTGCATCGAGAACTGAGCAACGTTACCCAGACCCATCTTCATATGGAAGGCAAGCATACGTGCTTTGGCAACCGGGTCTTTCTCAAGGGCCCAGTTGAGAGAGCGGTTAAGCTTCTTGTTCCACTTGGTGGGCTTGCCCCCAGACACAAAGTCCACGAGTTGACGGCCCATGAACTCGAACTCCCGGTCAACGTCAGAGCGCCATCCAAGCACGCGCTTGATGGTATCTCGTTGGGCTTCCGCCGAGTTCTTGATCTTCATGGCTTCCGGCATATCTTTACGGAACACCGACTCTTGGAAGATACGCATAGGCGACGAGTCAGCAGGCAATCCCGTTGTGTCGAGGTATTGACCGAAGGTCTTGACCCACTTCTCGACTTCACGGAGCTTGTAGTCCGACAGAGACGAGAGACCAGCAATCTGGCTCAGTGATTTGTTCATGGCTTCAAACGGATCGATGACCGAAGCGTCTTGGCCTTCCCAGTTACGCAGGCGCTCACCTTTAGGGCTGGTGTACATACGACCTTGGGTCTGGAAGTACGAGTTCAATCCAGACTGTTCCTCGTCAGCCATGTCATCCCAACCTTGGGACTTCAGCTTGGCGTGGTCAGTCGGCATCTCCCTGTCGTACACAGCTTCAACCGGGTACGCAGGGTCAAACTGTTTTGCTTTCACCATGTTCTCAAGTTCAGCGCCAGACGGGAAGCCCGGTCTGTTGTCAAGGAGGTTGGAAAGCAATTCAACTCTACGGTCTGTGTCTTCAACGTTGTTGATGATGTGGCGAGCTTCGTTCATGACGTTGGCCCACTCCTCCACCTGAGCTTTTGTGCCCACGATGAAAGTGAAGGGGTTCATCAGGTACGTTTCGCCAGTGTCGCCTTGACGACCCACACGAGCTTGCTTGCCATAGTACTTGTCCACGTATTCACGGTGACCACCACCACGGTAGCCAATCTGCTCAAACTTGAGAGGCTTGACCTCAAAGTCGTTTGCCTTCCCGATGAACCACTGTACAGTGATGTTACCACGAAGGGCTTGAGGCTGCTCCAGTTTGACCAGAACATACCCTTCCTTCTTGATCATACGGCTGATGTCAGCGTCAGACAGACGGAGGGCAACACCGGGCTTCAGCTTGTCATCAGTCTTGGCAACATAGTGAAGGTCATCGGAGATGTTGTAGATACGCGACGAGGGGACACTCGGGATGTTACCAGCACGGTAGATGATACCATCAATGTCAACAACGTCACCCTTGCTCGTAACAAACGAGAAGGTCTGCATACCCCGAACAGCTTTCTGGAGATACGCTTCCTCGTTCCTGAGAAGGTGCTCAATGTTGTTGAGTTCGATCATCTTATTGAACGCAGCACGAACCTTAGCCGGTACACGACCATCCATGGAGGGATCATACTCCAACGGGCGGCTCATGACTGTCTGGCGGTTGGTGTGGAGCACATCACCGTTAGCGTTGACAAGCTTGTTGGTGCCACTGAGTGTGAGACCGTTATCCACCGCTTCCCTGAAGTGCTCCGTCGCAGCGCCACCAGTCATGGCATCGCTAAGAGACTTGTTAGCCTTACGCTCTGCGTCTTTGACCCGCTTGTTGAAAGCAGCCCCAGATGTAGCGTAGCTGTCGGAGTTACGGGTGAAGTCCCCAAACGACATGGTTCTGGAGTGGACCCAAGTGTAGTCCTGTCCAGTCCACGTGGGTTCAGCAACCTCAACTTTACCAATCTTAGGGGTCCCAGATTTATTAGGGGCCACGTTGACAAAGATGTTGTTGACTTCGCTCTTGGCAACTTCAGGAAGCCCACGATCCCTGAGAACTGTGTTCAGTTGGGCAAGCACATCCTCATGAAATCCCTCGTGACCGGCCCAAGCAAAATAACGTCCACCCGGGAGTTCCAGAATACGAATGCCGTTAGTACGAGTACCCCAACGAGGATCGACAGGAGCAGTCTCGTTAGCCAGAATCAACAGATCATCCTTGGAGGCCAAGGAGTAAATCTTGGGGGTAACCAGACGCGAGCCATCAAGGCGTGCGGCAATCTCGGAGATGGCCACACCCCCCCTGAAGATGTCTGTAAGACGATCCAGATGAGGCGTAGCAGCCCTAGCTTCTTGGGCCCTAGACATCTCAGCAGCCTTACGGGTGCGTGCCTTGGCAACGTCCCCAGCCCTTGCCTGAGCGGCAAGAGCATCATCAGCAGCTTTGTCCAGAGCTTTCCAGAGGTCTTCATGCTCAGGAGGAAAGTTAGATACACCTTCTTTTAGTGGCTGAAGGGTCGCTGTCTCCGCTTCGTCAAGTTCAAACCTAGCTGTAAAGCCTTGCTTGGGCCCTTGGTCAACGTATCCTCCGTTAAACAGACGGGGATCATTTTCAGGCAAGTCTGTGTAAAGAACTTTCATAAACGGTTCTTGACCAGCCGGGTTTCTAGAGGCCCAGTTTCTTGCATCATCTAGGTTGCTAGTCACCCATCTACGTCCACCCGGGGAAGGGACGCCGCCGTGGTACACGCGCACCATTCCTTCTGCCGGAGGCTTAGTAGGCTCCATAGCCCGTTGAGCCTTGTACGTGTGAGGCTCAAGGAACGCGTCAAGTGCCGGTGTCTCTACCGGTTGAGGGCCTTTGGCAATCTCAGCGTTGACAGCAGTCAGCTCATCGTGAAGAGCGCCAGCGTCTTCGTCAGCGTACTTGGACCAGAAGGCTGCTTCACTCTCTGCTCCGGACTCCTTGACCAGATCATCAATCTTTTTACCAATAGCAGCGGACCTGTCCTTGAGATCAAGGAAAGCTTTCTCAGCAAGGAATGCCGGATCGACAGCAGCACCCCCCGGAGACGGGATGTTGCCGAGCGTAATGGAAATGTCCTTGATCTCGTGAACGTCGTCACCCACGCCAGACAGGCGGGCCCACAGAAGAGAGAACTCCATGTGGTCATACCACTTCTGGTCACTCTCAGCACGGACAAGAATGTCCTTGAGCATCTTGCGCTCTTTGCTGTTGAGGGCATCGAAGTACGGGCCGACAGTCTTCATGATGGCTGTGACGATACGTTGGCGCTTGGCCGTCACAACTTCAGCAAGACCGTAGCTGGTGTCAGCCGAGGTCTGTCGGGAACCATAGAGGAACCGCTCAATGAAGTTCTTGGGGCGGGTTGCATCAGCAGCGTGAGCAATGTAGAACTGGCTCTCGGTGATCGGGAGCTTACCCTCAATAGCGTAGAGAACGCCGTTGTCAGAAACAACGTCAACAACCTTGGCGTCAGCCAGACCGATGTTGGCAATCTGTTCTTCAGCTTGAGCCTTAGAGATGAAGAGGCCCTTCTTCGTCGTTCCGAGACGAACCGTCGGGCTCAGGACCTTGGAGCCGTTGGCAAGAGGGATCGTGTCAAGGCGCACATCGTGAACGTGACGGCCAAAGTCCTTGGCTGTCTTGCTCTCAATGAGAGGGATGATCCGGGCAACCTCTTCTTCATTCAGGCGCTCTGTTGCCAGCGGGTTACCAAGCAACCGGTAAGCAGCTTCTTCAGCTCGGTCCAGATCAGTGATGATCTCTCCAGCAGCACTTGTGCTGTGGGGGTTAGCCGCCGGGTCAAGAGCCGAGAACTTCATAGCCGACTCAACATCTTCTGTTGACACGCCGTACTTGGCAGCCGCAGCAGGAAGACCAATCTTGTCTGCGTCAATCATGATCTTGGTAACAAGACCGGAGTTGATCGAACGAGCACCAGCTCCACGAAGCATGGAGAGCGCAGAACGAGAAACCTTGAGTCCGTTGATAACGTCAAAGACAGCCAGAGGTGAAAGCACGACATCCACGGCATCCCAAGCGTTTGTCTCATCGACACCCGGGGTTCTGCGCGTGTACATATCGTACAGGCTTTGACGCATAAGGTTGTTCTTGCCGAGGCCACCAAGAACCGTCGTGTTCTTTGTGACCTGCTTGACGAAGTTCTTGGCCCCACCGTTGTAGAACTCAGCGTCCGGCATATGGTAGAGAGCCGAGGCTTCTCGGTTCATTCGTTCTCCAGACATGATGTTGTCTGTGAAGGAGTCATTACCAATCTTCTCGTTACCAACAACGTTGCCAGATTGAGAGGCCGAGGTAGCAGTAGGAATAAGGTAGCTCAAAACGTCAGTGATGTTGAAGAGCCAGAACCTGTTCTCTTCACCAGCAATCTCTTCTTCTATCAGGTCTTGCATGAAGGCGCGACGCTCTTGGCGCTTGACAGCACCCGTGTACGCGTCACCGTCAGCCCACAGGCGGGACATCATGTACGCTTCGTCGTACCGTCCAGAAGCAATAGCTCCTTGCAAATTCTCAACGTACTTCTTCTGGGTGGCTTCTGCCGAAGCCTTGATAGCATTCTCTTGCAGGGCCATCTGGAGAGCCAGACGAGCGCCGTACTTCACGTCGTCAGGGATTGACCGATCAGCCGCAGCCAACGCAGCGTAAGACGTGGAGCGTTGGAGCAGATCACGGGTAGTGGCTTCCTTATGAAGCTGGGTCTCGTTACCCATACGGATAATGTTCTCTGCCATCTTGCGCATGTTGGCGTAGTGGTCAAAGAGTGTTTCCCCATCAGCAGGGGCACTGTCCATGAGCTTGCCAATAGCGTGCTTGGTCGCCCGGTTGCTTACAGCCGCGTCGTCCAGCGGAGTGGTTTGCTCAACAGGCATAGGCATAGCATCCATAGCTTCTGGATACTTTCCACCGTCTCCCGCAACCGGGATGAAGTCCATAGCACTGACAGGCTTAACCATTAAATTTTGATCCCATTTTTCGCGAGCAGTTCATCGCGGGCTTTGGAGGCCGCAGCTTCCTGTGCCACTCCGTAACCAACACTGGCCAGTTGCGCAGCACCACCGAAGATTGCCGCTGTCTGTTGCCACTTGGCTGACTTATCGAACATCTTACCTGCGTAGTCTGCGAGCTGCCCTTGCTTATCAAGGAACGACAGGTTGGCGGTTGTCTGCGTCCCAATAGCCATAGCGGCTCCAGTCGCCGAGCTTCCGGGACCAGCAACGCCTTGGTTCTCTCCAGCTTGGAGAGCTAGGGCTTGCGCTGTACGGCCAGCCTTGATTGTCTGGCGGCGTTGCACAGCCGCAGCAAGAGCTTCTTGCCTACGCTGAGCCTGCGTTGCCCTACGGCTTGCTCCAGCTGCCTTGGTCTGTGAGTACACAGAACCCACAGTGCTAGCCGCCGTGACTGCAAGCAGAATACCTTGGGTAACTGGGTCTGCCATCTTATAGTTCCTTTACCATGACTTCGTGTGTTCCATTGATTACGTGGTTAGCAGACTCCCATCCTAGGGTCCTGTTGAAGTCAAACGCCGACTGACTTCCTGCCAGACAATACACCCGTTCAACACCTTTGTTCTTCAGAGCCTTGAAGACCTCGTAAGCCACCAGAGCTGTGTCTGCCATGTTCTGGGTCTTCGTCAGGTCGAGGTAAAACTCGGAGACAATCCAGAGGACACCGTCTAGCGTGTATACTTGAACGAGCCCTTCAGGCCCTTCGTAAACCGTGTTAAGCTGAAGTGTTACCTTGGAAGAGGGCTTGCCACCCGAGTAGGTCGAAGTTCTTTCCACGTTCGTTTGTCCCGAGACGGAATTGGACTGCACGGCCTGTCCCCCTGATTTTGTTTTTTGTGTGTACAACGCGGGTTCCTGTGTTGAATGCGAGATCGAGAGGATTGACAAATGGCACTCTTCGGTGTCGGTAGACTTGTCGTTCCTCAGACCACTTGCCTGTGTTACCAGATGTTGCCCAGTCCCACTTGACAGTCAGGAAGCAAGACGACGGCTTATCGACCGTATAGTCATCTCCTGACAGGATGAAGTTCTCTTCTGTCTGTCTGAAGAACACAGACAGGTATACGATCTGTTTCTTCCTGAAGGCGTCTTCCAGAATCTCGAAGCCCGACTCCACGAAGCTATCGTAGACAGCGCCAGAGGAGTCAAAGGTTTCCCAGTCAACGAACTCATCGTTGGAGAAGTTGCCGAAGGTGAACCGGTAAGCCGAGCCTGTCGAAACAGCAGACACGAAGTAGAGGAAGGTGGGCTTGGCTGAAAGCTCTGTGCCTTGCGCCGTAACCGTAACACCGCCAGCTGTAACTGTAGAGCCCGAGGCTGTGACCGCTTCAGAGTTGGAGACAAGGTTGAGTTCCGGTGTCAGGAACAACCCACACACAAAGGGGTACGCCCCAGAAGTGAGGGACCACGGATAGAACGCCCCAAGCTTGAGATCAAGGTTGAGGAACCTGTTGTACCCGTAGTTGGGGTCGAAGTCCTCAGACTTGTAGGCCCAGTAGACTGTGTTGGTGGCGGGGTCAAAGATGCCCTTGACGTACCTGCGCGTAGCCGGGCTGACTTCCTTGAACAAGGTGTCAACCGTCTGCTGCGAGATGTTGGTGGACTCATATGCACCCGGGATAGGACCGAAGGACCCGGTCTTCTGGGTGATCTGCTGGATGCCAACCTTGGACCACCAATAGATCGTGGCGTCCGCAGCCACGATGGACAGGGGAGAGTCCGTGCCAATTGTGGAGACCTTTGTGACTTGATATTCCAGAGCCGAGAAACCCTTGTCAGTACCAGACACAAGCCAGACGCCGTTGCGTGCAAAGACCATGATGCCGTTGCCAATCTCGATACCCCGAAGGATTTCATCAGCAGCAGGGATAGGAATGTAACCACCGTCAGTAGCAATCAGCTCCGAGATTTCCTCAGACGTGGGGTCAGCCTCTTGGAAGCATTGACCCACCTTCCCCTTGTCAGTCATGATCTGGGAGAAGTACACGCCGTTACGGGAGAACCACCAAGCCCGGCCCGAAAAGAAGGCGACAGACGAGGGACCGTAGGTCTTAACATCAGGGGGGATACCCGAGATGTTTGAAACAGCTGCCCGGTCGATATTGAAGGCGTTGACGATGTAGTGGCCGCGAGGAGCGCGGCTGTTACCAACATGCGCCTTGTTTAGCAGTACTGGGTTGAAGTCCCCAATGTTATAGGCCCCCTCCTCTACAGCAGTCTTGCCGAGGAACCATTGCTTGTTGTTTCCCGGGTAGCGACCAATCGAGAACTTGTACTCTTGGATGGGGTCAGTAGCCGTCGAGACGCCCGGCACAGCTTTGTACTTGCCGTATAGCGACACCGAGACCATACCAGAAGAGGAGTCCGTAGCAACCCAGCCTTGGTTACGAAGGTTGTAGTGGTGCAAGGCAGAGAGCGAAGCAGGCTCTTCATCAGCCGCCATGTCGTCGTCAACACCCTCGAAGTCACGAATGGAGATCGTGATTGTCTCTACCGTGATCGTGTCCAGCAGCTCGTTGTACTCAACCAGCAGGGGCTTGAGTTTCTCACCCGCGATAAAAAGATAGCCCTTGCCAGAGGCCATCTGACACGGGCTTTCACTAACAGTAGTCGCACCCGGAGCCGCGTAGGCCGTCAGGTCAATGGTGAAACCTTTCATCGCCCCAGAGATGGGGTTGGCGTAAAGGTCGAAGAAGTAGATTGTTCCCGAGACCTGAAGGCACAGGAAGTTGATCAAGGCATTGTTGTTTACCGAAGTCCACGAGAACTCGGAAATCGGAGCAGTAGCCATGGAAGGGATTTGGAACGAAGACAACGTGTGGTTATCTTCATAGTCTGCGCCCAGCCTGCGGGTACGATTACCCTTGGCAAACAGGAGGCAGTTATCCTCATCGAGTGACGTGTCTTCGGGGTACGTAAGCGGGGAGGCTTCCGTGATCAGACCCTTGACGAACGTCCTGTAGAGTTTTGTGGCTTGTGAACGCATCCGGGGTAGATAGCCTCTCTGAATTTATCTGTTCGTTTCAACCAAGCAATCAAAGCTTTCTCGGCGAGGTCAAACCGAGTGTACTGACTTCTTAGTGGCTTAGGAGTAAACCCACCCTTGTACATGACAACCTTCCAGAAACCGATCTGTGTCTGGATGATCTTGTACTCGACGTGGCGGCTACTCATATACTTGGGATTAGGTGATCGTCTTGTAGGCTTGGGGGTAAGAGTGATCTTCTTTACCATCTTTACTTGTTTCTGCCGAAGTCCGGTCCACGGCGAATAGCGTCTTTAGAGCGACGACGGTTGTTGAGGTGCCTGACGATCTGGCGTCGAGAGCGTTGCTCTTCCTTGGAGTTGGGGGCCTGCTTGTGGTTGATGAAGCACATTGAAGCGGCTTCGGCAATCAGCATGGGGAAGTACTTGGCCGGGAGTTCCGGGACGTAGTCATCGGTCATCTCGAAGACAGGGATGACTTGAGCAAACCCGATGCACTTGGACTCCTGAAGCGTATCATCAACCGAGGAGTTGTAGGCATCAAAGACAAGGTGGGCGTCGTCGAATGTCGTGTAGTAGGTGGGGTCTTGATCTGTTTTGATCGGGAACTTGGCACCCTCGAAGTCCGTGACCACCATAGTCGTGGAGCCTTCTGCGTTGGTCGCCACATAGAGCAGGAAGTCTTCCGGCTCCATGTACACCATACGCTTGTAACTTGGAGCTGCTTCTGTACCTATATTATACATCAAAAACTCGAAGTTGTCAACTAATTCTTTCACTTTGAGGTAATTAGGCCTATTGTCCGGGTCGATCACGGCGTCGAATGTGATCAGTCTACCCCTCTCAGGGATGTCCATGTTACCGAGCAGGTCGTAATACGAGTTCTCTACCTCTTGGGCGACCTGAAGGGATTCAGTCGTGTCCCCGATAGAGTTGACCTCGTCCGAGTCCATCTTGCTCAGGATTACTTGTGTAATCTCAAGAAGAGTTTTCTTGATCATTAGTGGGTCCTCGTAACAGTAGCGGAGTAGTTGAAGGTGGAGGAGTTCAGGATGGAGTCGTAGACGGTTATGGTGATGACAGCAAACTCTGTGTCAGCGACACCCCCAAGGTTCAACCAGTCAAACGTTGTGGTGGACACAGAGACATCGTTGGTGGCTGTGATGTTGGGGTTGTCAGACACCCACGTAGCTGTGTACGGACCAATGCCCCCAGAGATCGTGATTGTCGCAGAGCCCCCAGTTGTCCCGTTTGTCGCCCCCACGTTCTCAGAGAAAACAGTAGGACTCACGGAGATAACGATAGGGTCAGACCCGGGGTAAAAGATCGGAGCCAAGATCACTTACGAGACTCCAGCACCAATGATGATCCACGTATCAGTGGCTTCTTGGATAAGGGTAGCAACAGCACCAGCAGCAAGGCTGGCATTGGCCGAGGTTGTGCTGCCATTGGCGTACAGAGCCACACCAGCGCCTCTGGAGATTGTGAGTACACCAGCACCCACCGCGTTGCGGATCACGATCACAGAGCCTACGGTGATCGCTGTGGTGGCATTAGGGTTGATGGTGTAAGTGTGTGCGCCACCAGCAGTCTGACGAACCAGTTTGCCCGGGTCAGTAGTAGCAAAGGTATAGGTAGCCCCAGACTGGTCATTGACAGTGTAGCGAGTGAAACGAGAGTCATCACCAGCCGCGACCGTGCCAGCAGACGTACCAACGTCCAGTACGGATGCCCCACCGAGACCTAGGGTGGTACGCATAGCCGCGATAGTAGCGTCGTCAAGGACAGTCTTGGCAGCTGCTGTAACAACTGCTGAGTCAAAAGACATCACCGTGCCGGTTCCAGAGACAACGATGTCTCCGTAGTCACCGTCAGCCAGAGCCCCGCCCGGAGCCCCATCTGCTCCAGCAGGTCCCGCAGGTCCTTGGATACCATCTGTGAGATCAACAAGGCGTACAAGGTCGTTGTCGTCTACAGGAGCCGGGACGTTCAGGATACGATTGGAGTTCATATCCAGATCGGAGGTCATGGCGTTCGGTGTCGTGCCATTAAGGCTCAGCACCAGATCAGAGAAAGCCTCGATAGCTTCCATCGCCGTATTCAGGGATGAGAGAAAAGAAGCCTCGTTGGTAAGTGACGAGAAGTTAGGAAGCGTCAGTTTTGTCACTAGGGTATCCTCTCATATGGTTCAAGAAGTACTTGATGTCTTCAGAAAGCCTCTTGACTTGTTCTTCCAAACGGATGACAGCCTTGGCCATTTCGGAATGCTCTTTGTGGCTAAGCTCAAGGGCCACAACCCGAACTTTCAAAGCATCCACTTCTGCTCTTACTTCTCCCGTGCGTTGGACTTTATTGAATAGGTCCTTCAAGAAGAACCCGAGTACAGCCGCCATAGCGTAGGTGAGTGGGTGAGAAATCCATTCCATCGACGGTTACTCCGTATCGATGAGGATTGTCACATAAGCGACAATAGCTGTCGTTGATCCACCGTCTGTGATGATCTCGATGGCTTGGCCTGCCGCAACAGCGTTGTTGCCGGAGGGGGTGCCAGAGAATGTAGAGCCAGCAGCTGAGCCAGCTTGGGTAATTGTAATGGAGAGGCCGGACATAGCCACGCCGTTGATCTCGGCTGTGACTGTTGAGTTGGCGACAGTAATAGCCCCTTGCAGGGTAACGTAGATTCCGATAACATCGCCAGCCATAGGGCTTGCTACGAAGACGGAAGCCGCAGTCGAGATGTCTTCAATTCGGGTTACGACGGCAATTCGGTTAGCCGCTTTGAGCGGGGTGACAATGTCGTTCCACTGTGCGGAGCCTGCACCATCAGCCTGCAATACCGTGTTTGCAGCAGCTGTAGCAGCGCCCTTGCATTCGTGAAGATCGGCCCCAGTCAGGACGCTGTGTTCAGACATTTATGAAAATCTCCAAAGAAAAAGCCCGGCCCCGATTTTTAGGCCGGAACCGGGCTCCTTAACTACTCGCTACTATTAGGCAGCAGGTTCAACGAAGCGGATAACAATCTTACCCGAACCGGCGGTGAATGTGCCGTTGGCATAAATGCCCGGGTAGTAGTTAGCCGAACCAACGCCGTTTTCAGCGTTAGCGTCCGCAAGGTCAGCACCCGAACCAATCACTCGGTTGGAGGCCGCCATGTTGGCCGTCGCAGCGTTGGCCGCCGTAATCAGGCCGTCGCGGTCAATGACCGTGCCGTTTTCCTGATAACCACCCACTTCGATCTCGGTTCCGCCCGCAGCCGCGACAAGCGCGTACAGGTCCGCCGAAATAACAGAGGCACCAGCCGGGATGAACAGGTCACCCGAGTTGAAGCCATCCACCGTACCGTCGTTATTACGGTCTGTGGAGTAGGAGGTTGTGGTTGTGGGAATGAGGGTAAGGTCGTAGTGGCAAACAAATTCCCGGAAGTTGCCATCGACTTCGACTTCCACGAACACGTTCTTACGCGAGCGTTTCTGTCCTTGGTAGCCCGCGAAACGAACCTTGAGGCCGTCCGCGTTGTACCATTCCTTGAGATCAGCCATGTTATGTGTATCCTTCTATTAGGCGTAAACAGCCGTGGGGTCAGTCAGGACCGTCACGAGGTTTTCGGGCCGGTAGATTTTGATACCATAACGGCAGGTTGTGACGAACTCGTCTTGCTGGAGGTCTTTGTTGAACTCCGTATCAACTGTCGGCATCTGACGCCACGCACCGATGAAGGGCAGAACGTCGGACGAGGCCGAGAAGAAGATGTTGCAGACAGCGTCCGTACCCGAAGCCACACCGCTGATCGTTTCCGAGACACCCGACTGGTCGTTGCCGCACTTGGCAAGACGGTTCGAGGTGTACACGTCAAAGCCCATGATGTTGACTTTGAACTGCATGTCGGAGCCGAGACCTGTGGCAATGACGCCTTCCCAAGCCTTGTTGTTCGACAGGTTCACAAGGTTCGTCTGGGTTTCCATAACGAACAGCGTGGACGGGTCAACGATGGCAATGCGGTTAGCCGCCGGAACGTTGGCTTTGTTGAGCGAGAAGTTCGCTTCAGCAAAGTCTTGAACCGCCAGAACGCGTTTGCCGCCGTTAAGGGTGTCCGAACCAACCCAGCGGTGACGACCACCGTTGATGGCATTGATGCCAGCAGCAGTTTGGTAGCCAGCGGGCGTGCCGGTCTTCGGTTGACCTTCCTTCAGGATGTCCGTTTCCAGACGTTCGTCAATCGCACGCGCTTGTTTGGGAACAAACGACGAGATGATCTCGGACGAATAGAACGAGTCCTGTTTGGCCTTACGAGTGATAGCAGTACCCGTCGCCAGATAGGTCGTGATGGTGAACTGGAACTCACCGGTATCCAGCGCGGTGTAGACAACCGGCTGACCTTCGGTGTAGTCATACGCGTCCAGAGCACCGATAGACGGGATCGTAAACGTCGTACCATCCGGGAACTCAGAGAGCCAGCGCACGTAGTTCGTGCCCTGAATCTTGTCCACAAGGATGTCCTTGAGTTGGGTGGCGTACAGTTCCGCTCGGGTAACTGCATCCATGTTTGCTGTAGACATACCAGCCATTGATTAATATCCTCTTGTTATTTGTAAAAGGCCTCGCCCTTTTCACGGGCGTCCTTATCCATCTGAAGTTGAATGCGAGGGCTGAAATACTGGGCCGGGTTTTCTCTACGGAGTTCGTTGTACCACTTGTAGGTGCCGGGTTGGACAACCGAGTTCCCGCTGGCGGTCTTCATGGCGTTGGTGTTCTTGACGTTGTTCCAGCTCGAAGTCTTAGGTGCTTCGTTACCAGCTTTGTCGTCAACACCAACAAGACGGAAAAATGCCTTGGGGTTGTCAGCAGCCATTCGACCGAGTTGTTCGACAGTCATACCGAGTTCTTCGGAACGTGCCTTCACAATTTCGGCGGCTTTATCAGTGGTGCCGTAGGTGTCCACCAATCGCTTGGTGACAGCCTGAAGATTGTCTTCAACGACTTTAGTGCGATCACGGGCTTCGAGGGCCTTGGTGATGCGGCTATCAATGTCTGCGTCGCCTTGGGGCTTGGCTTGCTGGGGAGGATCGGATACCGCAGGTTTCGGTGGATCGACTCGGACACCAGCTTCTTGAGCTTTCTTCAGGGCGTCTTCTACTGACAGGCGTCGTTCAAGTTCTTCGCGTAGTTCTTTTTGCTCTCGTTGTAGTTTTTCAATGAACGCATCGGCCTCTACTTTTCCTTTAGCAAGGTCGTCTACGGTCTTGAATTTCTTACCCTCGCCCACTAGGTCTTGGATCGGGGAAGCTCCATTCGCGTTCTGGTCAGATGCTGATTGGAAGATACTCATTAGCTATTACGTCTCCTCTGGGTCAATTTGGAGTAGTTCAATAATTTCTTTCAGGGCCCTTATGTACCCAAGCCGGTCGGCATGGTAGTAGGCCCATGAAGGCTTGTCGTAATCGTTCTTGGACGATTTACCACTCTCTTCTATACTATTATAACATATTTCTTTCAATCTGTCAAGTACAAATTTTGAATTAGCTACACCATCCTTGAAATTCTTACGTTCTTTAGGGTCTTGGAGGTGTTGGAACCACTTACTCTTCATGGTTAGGCAGGCCTAGCCGGGCGGGGTGCTGACCCCTGTGTGGGGGCTGGCGCTCCCGGGACTTGACCAGCGGGTTGGGGGACTGGCATAGCTTGCTTCTCCATAAGGGTCTGTTGGGCAGCGGCTTGCATTTGTTGGGTCTCGGCATTCTCCAGAACGCGGATGTTATCCTGAACCAGCTCGAAGTCATCGAGGCCAAGGAGTTCTTCCACAAGGTGGGCCATCTTCTTGCCAGACAAGTGGACGTTGATTGTCGGGTCCTGTCCAAGAGGCGACGCCATAAGTTGGGTCAGGTTCTGGATAAGGTTGGCGTTACGGGCGAACCTGCGGGCACCGATGGGACGGATGATACCACGAGCTGTGATGTCCTCCTTCGTGACCTTCAGGAACTCCTTGTAGTTGAAGTCTTCATCAGCCACACGGATTGTCTCAGCCGGGCCGATGTTCCTGCGGGCAACTTCCAGCATGGCGTTGTAGATACGCTCGAAGAACTTCTCTTCGATGTAGGAGGTCTTGTTGATGAAGACCTTGTTGGCACCGTTCTCAAGAATCTGCATCTCGAACGCAGTCTTCTCACCCGGTGTGCGGAAGCCCATGGCGGTCTTTGGGGCACCAGCCATCTCTTCCATCTTCTGTTCGTACATCATGATCTGGGTGTCGGCTTGCAGGACCATAGGGTCCGGGTGCATGAACTCGACATCGCCTTCATCGCCCACGTACATACGCGCGCCGGGACCGTACTCGAATTCTTCCACCATACCCTTGATCTTGAGGACCGGGTGCATGATGAGATCGAAGCCGTCGGCTTTGGCGTTCTCAAGGTGGTCGATGCGGTACTGTAGGCCCACAAGGTTGTCCAGAGGTCCCATAGCGTACAGGTTATCCGGCCTGATCCTCCAACCACAGTGAAAGATCGGAGCTGTGCCAAGCCACGAGGGCTGCTGCTCATTGCGGATGATGTAGGCGCGGTCAACTACGGTAATGCATTGGTTGCGCTTCAGAGTCTGGGTCTCCGGGTCGTAGATGTCACCGTAGTAGTCCAGAACTTCAACGTAGTCTGACTGGAAGTAGTTCATGAACGAGGAGAACCCGTCCACGATGAACTGCCCGTTCTTGCGGATGTCGAAGCCACGCGCTGTCTTGAACTTACCACGGAGGGCCGTGACCTTGTCAAAGACTTCGCTGAGGTAACCCTTCTCAGGGTTCTCGGCAATAGTCGCCTTGAGGTCGCCCAGCGTCATGATCGACCGGATGATCTTGGGGGTATTCTCGAACAGGGCAACAGTCGGGTCGAACACGATGTCTTCTGGGCTGATGCGGACAATACGCGGGCCCACATAACCTTGGGTTACTTCACCTGTATTCTCGTCAACGTTAGTCTGGTTGACGTATTCAACCATGGCAAAGCAGTTACCGTAGTCAATCCAGTCAAGGATGCACTTGTTGCTTTCAGTCGTTGCTTGGCTTAGCCGCAACTTGTTCTGGATGTACGCTTGGATAATCTTGCGCTTGGCTTTGGTGTTGCTTGTACGATCCTCACCTTCCCACTTCATGTACTTGTCATGGGGAAACAGGGAGGCTGTGTAGTTGGCGTACAGGTTATCCCTGATCTGGCACAGCTTGGGGATGTGGACAGAGTTCTTCCAAGGAAGACCACCAGCTGAGGTATGCTTGGTAGAGGTCGCGAAGATGTACTCGCGAACCTCTTTGGCAAGCGCCATAGCCCCAGAGCGATAGCTGTCCCACTCGGTGTATTTCTCAGCCACTTGGCAAGCCAAGAGGTCCGCGTTAGCGTATTCTTTGAAGTCTACTGCTCTAGGCAAAGATTATCCTCCAAGTCCACCGAATTTGGGATGGCTCTTAAGTTGAACGACGTTCTTGTTTGCTTCCCCAAACATCATAGAGGCAGGAGGGGAAAGGTTCACAAAGGCGTTGGCGACTGCGTCTTTGCAGTCATCGTGGGGCGGGTGCTGCAAGACAAGCTCGTCTTCCAGAACCTGACAGTTGCCACCACGGTAGTGCCAGACAGACATATTCTGGTAGCGGGGTTCAAGGATAGCCTTCAGGCGTTCTTCCTTGGTCCCGTCGTGGCGTGTAGGCTTGACCTCAACCACCGACAGCATGATACCGTTGGGGACGATGTAGGAGCTTTTGAGTTCGTTGACGATGGCCTGCTGGGCGGCAGAGACTTCGGCCACGAGCTTTCTGAAATCCCACTTCTTGTACAGATCAAGGATGTGTTGGTAGTAGTCCCTGATCTCTGAGGTCTTGAACCTGTCGATCTCAAGAATGTAGTGCCTACGGTCTGCGTCTATTCCCACAACGGCGATAGCGGTATAATCAGATCGCAGTCTTGTAGAATACGAGAAGTCGATAGCAGCAGCAATATTGAGCCGCCGTCCCTGTATGTGCCAGTGTCTACCATCAAACTTAAGGAAGGCTGGATCGAAGTATTGAAACTTGTCACGTCCGATAGCGGCAGAAGAAGTGTCATTTGGGTCATTGTAGTACTGGGCCCTGAACTGAGTTTGATCGATGTACTTTGCTTTTTTCTTGGCAAGGATGTTTCTATTAAACCCAAAGGTCTGACCATTGGACCCTGTCTGTGTCGGCCAGAGAAATTGGCCAGTACCGTCTCCTGCGTCCTCTACTTGTCTTTCAAAGATTTCGTAGATTTTCTCAGGTTCGCCTTCCTCTCCATTTTCATCAACAGGGACATACTCCATAGCGAGCATGTTAGCATAAAGATCAGCGGGGTGGTAACGAGTACCAACAGCAACCTCTTTAGCATCTGCACCTTCGATAGACGCCAGAAGAGAATACTGTCTTTTGACTTTGTCACGGCCTTCTTCTGTGTAAGCGTTCTCTTGGACAACAACGTCATCAAGGATAGCGAGGTCAAAGTGCAGACCCGTAATGGACTTCTCAAGACCGGCGATCATCACCGTCGGGTCTCGGATACCTTCTTCCACCCGTTTAGGGTGATCGACCATGATCTCCGAGTTAGTCCACTTCTTGCGCTTGCCTTCATCCTCGTGCGTCATCTCCGGCCAGTAACGGCGGAATTTGGCGCTCTGCATGATGTCTTTGATGAAGCCGAGTTGTTTCTCGGCAAGGTTCGCGGTAGACGAGATATACAAGATACGGATTGCGGGGTTTCGCACGATCTCCCACAAAGCGTAGAAAGCAGCGTACCGGGACTTACCGTGATCTCGTGGCATCAAGACGAGCTGGTGATCTTTAGCATCCTTCCGGCTCAGCCATTGACACAGTTCGATGTGAACGTGCCCGAACACATTCCTAGGGGCTACAAGCCGAACGAACTCTTCAAATGAAGCTTCGGCTGCAACCCGGATGTCGTTTTCCGTAATGTCTACAGACGGGGTATCTGTAGCTACAGTATCCTTAGTCGCGCGGGTTTTTCTTCCGCGCCGTTTTGGTGCGGGCGAAGGAGCGGTTGCTCCGTTTGGATTGCATTCTGAGGTTAGAGCGTTTGTTTGAGAGGGGGTTACCATTTTTGTGTCCAACGTCTTTACCATCACCTTTTCTGGCTTTACCTGCTTTGATCATTTTGCGGCGGGCCTTGTTACGGCTTGATCGCCGTTTGATCTGTTCCGGTTTTGCGTTGTATTTCTTAGCTGCACGTTTTTGCGCAAGGGTCATTGCGGGCAATGTGGTTCTCCTATTACGGGGCTACAAAGTATCCAGCAGTCACCCGCCAGATAACACCAGTTGTCACTGGGCATACAATAGTCGTCGCAGTTGCTTGCGCACTTGTGGCAATGGGGTAAGCAAAGTCCTCACGCCAACGGTCAATAGTCCCAAGAGCAGCGGCATCCGCTGGGAAGGTGAAAGCAAGGCTGGTTGGAATATTAGTTGTAGTCACGACAACAGGAGTCGCAGAGGCAGTCAATACAGCCGCAGCATACCTGTTAATCGACAGGTAGGTCAGGTAAGGACGTAGACCAGTACCCGGAGAAGCAATGGTGAGGGTGACAGCTGCACCAGACGCACCGGTAGCAGTTGCAGTAGCCGTCGTCGTTAATGTTTGTGGACCAATATCAGGGTACGCGGAGGCAACCAACGTAGCAATTGCTGTGCCACTTGTGTAGGCCGTGCAACGCACGCGCACCTGCCTGTATCCAACACAGGAGCCAATCCAGACACCAGCTGTCGTACCAACCGCTGCAATAACATAAGCGACAGCCGCAACGTTGACCATTCTGATCGGGATAGCAATCCAGTTTGTGCCATCGACAGTCCCGGCAACTTCAAAGGTCCCGCTGAAAGTTCCTCGCATATCCAGAGTCACGGAAGCAGAACCGTCACAATATGTGATGATCTCAGAGTTCAGCGACCCCAAGTTTCCTGTAACATACAGGTTCTCTCGCGGGTGTAGAACTCCGCTACGTAGGTCTGTAGATATTTTGCTCAAGGGAGAACCTCATAAACTATGTTGACAGGACCGGACATAGGGATTGTCGAAGTCAGGATAATGGTGACCGTGTCTGTACCAGCCATTGCACTCACAGTAGCTTCAGGCATCATGTCGGCGTTGTTCTCATCACTGTCCAAGCCTGCTTTAATAAAAGCTTTGATGATGGAACTGGAAACCATCCCAACGTGGGCTACAGTGTACTCCACATCTCTGACGTTGGCTGTAGTGACTGTAACGGGGTAAGCAACTGAGGAGGCACCATCTGCTCCTGCTGGTCCTGTGGCACCATCTGCGCCAGCAGGTCCTGTTGGTCCCATTGGGCCTTCTGGTCCTGCTGGACCAACACTGGCCTCCCCGCTACTGCGGGTTGCGTAGTAGATATTGCGTTGTCTGGGTCTAGGCATTTATATATTAGCAAGAGCTTGGAGGGTGGCATCGTTCTGCGCGCCGTTGATAATCATGAACTCTCTGATTTTACCTCTGAACGGAGTTGAACTTCCCAGTTCATCATACCCAAGCCAGACGTGGGTGGGGTTATTTGGAATAGTTGCAAGGGTGTCCTCTGTGCCCATTGTGACAACCCCACCATCAGTAGTACGAGCTGTTTGCACAGAGTCTGTGTTGCTGCGTCCAGCTATGCGTACTCGCTTCCCGATAATGGTTGTACCAGAGGCCGCAACGTTTGCTTGGGTGACTCCACCCTTCAGGGTAATAAACCTGAACTGGTCAGCCGCCGACACCTCAATCTTGACTTGTTCGGCGGCGGTGTTATCACAGACAATAGCAAACCCTTCCACACCCCCGGTGTCTGTATCTCGTACACCTTCAACCACGACAGTGAGGGGTTGCGTGACGCCAGAGATAGGGAACTTGAGGCCGTTCGCTGCTGCTGCAAAAGTGTGTCCAGCAGAAGAAAGGTTCAAAGTTCCCGTGATGGACGGGATGTTGGCAATGCTTCCAAGGTTAGTCCCGTTGACATAGGCAATGTCACTCATGAAGTTCAGATAGTAAAGAGGCGTTAACCCCGCAGCCCTCTGCTGGATTTGCTCCAGAAGAGTCTGCGGGGCAACGCTACCCATGAGAGTGGCGGGCCTGATTAGCAAGGAGACACCGAGATGTGGCCCGCTGCCGAGTCTTGGATCACAGCCAGCTTGTCACCGACCTTGACGCGAATGTGTCGTTCACCGTTAGCCGCCAGATACATATTTCCATCTGTGTCAGCCACAGCTGTCGGGTTCGCACCAATAGTGATCCAGCAGTTAGTGTTACCTGTCACCAGAATCTCCGACGAGATAAAGGCAGCAGACTGAGCCGACGCCCCGGCTACCGCGATCACGTCTGTGTTTGTGAAGTCGTACTCGCGAGTACCTTGTTGGAAATACTTGGTCATTAGACGGTCGCCGAGAACGGAGTCGCCGGGGTGCCGCTGACAACCACGAAGCCGGAAACCAGCCAGCGGTTAGTAGCCACGTATTCACAGGTGAACGTCTCACCAGTACGCACCGAACCAGTAGTCGTGCGGTTCAGAGTGATGGTGTCCGACGTGGACGTTGTGTTGAACGAGGCGTAAGCATCCGACGTGTCGCTGTCGTTTGTGGCAAGCGAGCCAATCATGATGTCAGACGAGTTCGCCACTTTGACAATGTGGGAGTTGGACGTTGCAAGCACGCTTACGGTAAACGTGAACTTGGTGCCGATGGCGCACGTAGAGCCAGCCGGGAGGGTGACGGTAGAACCCGCCGCCGTGTCCAGCTGCACATACGCGCCAGAGTCGTTAGCAGTCAGGGTCTTTGTCGAACCAGCCGCCAGAGTCTTGGTGGCGTTCGAGGTCGGTTTTTCTTCAATACCGGCGACTTGCAGGATGAGTCCACGCATATCGACTTTGCGGTTTAGAGCAGCAGCCATTGGTTAGTTTCCTTTCATACGTTGATAATCCGAGGCAAGTGATGTGTCCCGGTGTGCTTGACGCTTTAGTTCGCCCTCTACTTCTTTGGCGGAGGGGCGTCCCCGCTTTGCTTTTGGCTCCTTGTTGTAATCAAGGTTAGCCAAATACTTATTCGCTGCCAGAGCGACAGCCTCCCCAGCTGCACTTTCCGCAAGCTCTCTGACACGCTCTAGGGCTTCGGCTCTGAAGGTGGCTTCGAGTTCTCGGTTCCATCTTTCGACGGCTTCCTTAAACCACGGAGAGCTTTCCATAATGTACTCAAAATGGGAATAGCCATCGAGATAAAGTTGAGCAGCTTTAACACCTGTCGGGTCCTTCAATCTGATATAGAGGTCTTTGAAAATAGGTCTCGGGTCCCCCTCGATTTCCCGATCCTCCAGCCAGTAAAGGCAACGCTCAAGATTATACTCAGGGCGGTTATGGCGGAGAAGCACATCGGCAAAAAGCCCCGTGCTCATCCACGCATTGTTACCACCCTTGAACTTGTTAGCCATAGTTACATCTCCTGAACCCAGACGGTAGCCGAACCGTCAATGTTCAATGTGACGCCAGCATTGGTTGTGTACCTGACAAAGACCGAGTCTCCGGCAGCCAGAGCGGCTGAACCAGACACGTAACGGACTGTCGAGCCTGTGCCAGATGTGTGGACAATATCGAGGTTGGGATCGATAGTAGCCACCCCGTATCCAATTGTAAGCGACCCCGCCGCAACGGCTGCGTTCAGGGATGTAGAGATTTCAGTGACTCGCGAGCGGTTGGGAACACGGTAGAATGTCCCGATACCCGTGGCCGACTCCATGGCAACGTCTGTCTGAGACGCAGCAAAGTTGGTCTGGACAAAGGTAAGGGGATAAGCCTTACGCGGGGTCCCATCCCCGTGGAGTGCGCAGAACCTTTTGATTGACAGGTCACCAATGTTGGGATCGTAGACAACCCCTGTGTTGGCGTCAATAGTCGAGTTATCAGCTGTGATCCAGATGGATTTGGTGGAGGCTGTGTTATTGTAGATGAGGTATCTGGGGGTAAACGATGAACCATTCTTACGGTCCATGGTATTCCCGGAGACTGAGGACTCAGTGATGTCTCCATCAAGAACGATACAGTCAACGTTGTTGGACGACGTGTTGTAGTCCGACAGGTAGTTGTTGTGGACGTGAAGTTGCTTCATCGTCCCTGTACCTGTGGTTGTTGCCTTGAAGAAAGCTTCCACAAGGTTTGCAGTCTGAACATCGGAGACCGAGACGTTCTGGATTACAGCAGCGGCAGCCCCGGACTCGTTGGAGAGCCAGACCCCACCACCTTGTTGCCCGCCACTGAATGTCCCACGAATATTGATGCCCTCACAACCACCCTTGACACCAAGGGAGTTGACAAGGACACGGAAGCACCAGTCTTTCATATCATCTGTTCGGACGGAGCTTGACCAGTCAAAGTTGACGATGCGAGCGTTTTCCGCGTACACTCCGTAGTCGAAGTACTTCCAGATTCCGCCGTTCCGGCTCATCCCGTCAAACCTTGCCGGGCCTTGGTTGATGTCAAGGTAGAAGGCAGCCGTAGTCGCAGCGTTGGCAAGCACACCTTCAATATAGGTGTCGGTCTCGTAGTAACCACCAGCCGACCCGTTTGCATTGATAAGGTGGGAGTGGGCCGTTGTGTTCATATTCCATTCACAGTCCTTGTGCCACCACTGGTAGCAGGACTGGGCATCTGCCGGGTCACCCCATTTGCAGAGGCTGTAGATACCGGCACCCTTCAGCCCAAGGGTGTACAGGTTCCGAAGACCCCTGATCTCGAAGAGGGCGTTAGTCGCGGAGACAGACTGCTCCATGTACGACCCGTAGCCAATAAACACCGCCCCTTGAGTCTGGGCTATGCCATCACCAACCTTGATCGGGGAACCCCCTGTGTAGCTCCACGTAAACCGGGAACCTTGCATATCAATGGTGTAGAAGTTCTTTGTGCGCGGGATCGCGAACTGGGTAGTAGCCGTGTAGTGCTTACCCGGGGTGGTTTTAAGATACCCACCGACAGAAGGGAAGGCTGTAACAGCTGCTGTCGCCGCAGCACCGAACTCAGAACCAAACCAGTCTACGTTGAAAATCCCGTCGTGCAGGCGCTCGAAGTAGAAGCTCAAGGAGCTATGGTTGATAGCTGTGCCACCGTTATCTGTCGTTGATCCCGACCTGACGCGCCAGAAGCCAAAGCCCCCGTCACCAGCCGCTGAGCGTCCTGCTGTGCAGAACACCGCATTGGCCTCAAGGCCCCCATCCACAGACTCAGACTGCATGTCAGAGTACGTGTTGTAGAATTTAATACGGCCCGGGAGAGCCAAGTCTACCGAGCCATCAAACGCAATAGCGTCCAGATACGATTTTGTTACAGCGTGGTGACCAAGGGTGGGTGTACCCAGATTGATCAGTTGCTGACTATTCATGTCAATGTCAGCAAGCATGTGGTTAGGCGTCGATCCATCCCTACTCAGGGTATTCTGGAACGCAGTCTCAATCTTGGCCAGATGGCTATTGAGTTTGGAGATGCCTGTATAAGAGGCGTTGATGTCGGTCAGTTCTTCAATCTTAGACATAGAGCGCCCCTTTAGGTAAGGATCAACCAAGCAAAGGCTTGATTACCGATTTTGAAATTCAGCCCTCTCCTAATATATGGGAGGATTCTAGTAGACTCACCAGCGTTGTTGCTGTGGCGTTCAGCAAACCCACAGCCGACAGGCTGTCTTCATTACTGAAGGACTGCCATTAGTAGGGATGTTGTTGTATCTTGTTTTGGATTACATCTATATTATAGCATATTTTGAAACAAAAGTCAAGAGGCTTTTAAGAAAAAGCCATTCTGTTTCTAGAGAAGACCGACAGAAAAGTCCATAGAGGCTCAAATGCCGCATCCGGGAAATTTGTCAAGGGAGTCACGGGCCAATATTCTGAGAATTTCTTGGAGAATATGAAAACGTGTGTCATTGCACAGAGGAAGGCCCCCATGACCCCCCTTGGCTACCCCCCGCGTTCATCTTATCATATGGGCGTAAGGGAAGTCAATCCCCTCCCCGTTCAATTAATGTTACAGGATGTTTCACTGAACACTGAACGTTGAGCAAAGTATTCAGTATTCAGAATTCAGGCATCAGGACTAACACGGCACGTTACTTGCATCAGTATCATCACCCCGTTGTATTACAAACATAATCTGGCCCGTTACTTGCATCAGTATCAATGGGTATCCCGATGTTACATTTGTAATATAGCCATGGCACGTTACTTGCATGAGTATCAAGCACGACTGTTTAGAAAATCTCAGTATGACGTAACGTCAGGTGATATCATGTTCCCCTTTCGTTCATGCCTCTTGCCGGGGCAGGGATGGCCCGCACTCGCGAGTTCCCGTCCGCCTAGGGATGGGTAGCGGAGGGGTTCGACTTGGCGATATGGGATGAATGGCACGGGTCTTGCATCTCGCGCGTATGTACGCGTTCTTCTCCCCCTCGCGCGTTCTCCTCGCTTTGTAACATCTATCACGCTCGCCCGGGGAGGCGTGAACATCGTTACAAGGTGTGTAATAATTATCACAAGTGGTGGTTTATCGATTATCGATATGGTATCTGGGGCGGGGTGGTGTATGGTCCTTTTGTGGCCGGAAGAACCAAGCCCCTCCTTTGGGGGAATGCGAACCCGTGCGACCTCATAGCGGCCTTATCTCTTGCCGCGCTTGTGTGCTCTTGCCGAGTACTGGGTGAAGCCATGCGCGTTGTGTGCATGGGGGCAGCTTGGGAAACGTTGGGGATAAATCGCACCGGCCTGAAAAGCCGGTTTTGGCCAAAGGCGGAGCTATGCTCGCGCTTAGTAGCCACTGACAAAACACTCAACCTTTGAGTGTCAACAACGGGAGTATTGTGCCTTGAACGTTTTCAAATCTGGCGCGAAAGACACGCGCGACGGTTACATATCGCTGCACGTTTGGCGCGGCGTCGGAATGCCGGACAATCGGGACGGCCAGCCGCTAGGCCAGTGGGACACGGTTATGTATCCCTTGGACAGTCGCGCCAACGCCGAACGGGCATACGCGTCCTATACGCGGCAGGGTTTCCACGTTGATATGGTTATTCCCCGTGGGTAAGCACATCCGACCCGGGAAACGGGAACGCAAGCTGGCAAAGCTAGGCGCCATGTGGCGTGCCTCGCAAGTCAATGACAATCTGCACATTTCGCTGCGTGAGGTGAAACGGGAAAGCGACATTGCTTCCCCTATGACAACGCAGCATCTCCAATCCAAAGGCGCACGCGGCGGGCATTCGCCTTATGGGAGAACCGAACGGTTCGAATCTATCACGCCCGCCAACCCCAAACGCTTTAGCAATCGCTAGAGCCCTTTTGCAAGGATGCTACCCATGTCTGACACTAAGAAAGCCTTCCGCTCTTCCATCCGTCAAATCGCGGCAATGGGGGGCAAGCTTGCCGAGTTGATCCATTCGACCTCTCTCGGTATGGCGGCACACGCGAAGGAACACGGCGATATGACGCTGTTTGTTGACCTTTACAACGCGCTCCACACGGCGACCCGGAAGAAAGCCTTTACGGCGTGGCTGTATGACTTCACGCCCATCCGCCTGAAACTGAAGGATGACGTGGCGGTGGAAAAGGGATCGCGCATCCTCAAGCCTGAGGAAAAGGGCTTTACCGATTGGAACCTCGACGGCCTCGCGGCTGTCATGTACTGGGACCACACGGCGGAGAAAGACCCGCGCGCGATGGATGCTGACGCCATCGTGAAGGCGATTGAACGCCTCGCGAAACGGCTGGACAAGGCGATTGAGAACGACCGCGTCGCGGCTGATCTCGACATTCCCGCCGCGCAAGCCTATATCAAGGCGCTGAGCGAGGTGAAACCCGCGCACGGCCTGAAGCTGGTCCCGAAAGCCGCCTAACCCTACCCTCCCCCGCAAACTGAAGCCTGCGCCCTTCACGGGGCGTGGGCTTTTTTGCGTCGGTATCTATCACACATGCGGGCGCTTAGCGCCTAACGCAAGGGTACGCCATGATTACGTGGTTTCAGATTGGTTACATGCTGCGTGAGATCGCGCTGCGTGAGGGGACTGTCGGGTGGAATTGCAAAAGCAAGGATGTGCAAGAAGCAAACCGGCAGGTGAGGGCAGGCTGGGTTGCCCACCAAGACGTGACAGCCAAGGCATGAGCGCACACCTTGATCACTTGGAAGCGCGGCTTCGCGTTGCGGAGAGCATTGTCCAAAACATCCCTCCTGATGAAGGAGAGTACACCTACGCAGTCAAAAGCCTTATTGACGGTATGAGGCTTCTTATTGTTGAGGTGAAAGAACTCAAGAAAGAGCTTAGCACCACGTCGTATCGCGCGTATCGCGCCTACAGTCGTCGTTAACATCTATCACAAGGGCGGGCGCTTAGCGCCTTCAACAAAGGGAACTGCCAAATGAAATCGACCTATGCTGACAACTTCATGCACAAGATTGTGTTCATCCCGCCGGTCTACATGAAGAAGGGCAAGCTTGTTCAGGGCCAGACCATCGTGTTGGCCCACAAGGGCAGCCACGCCGACGCGGTCAAGTACTGCATCGACGCCACCGACCGCATGGCCAAGCGCCCCGGCCTCGTGAAGATCATCCCGCCGAGCAACCAGCCGCAGGTCGGTCGCCATGGTTGCGGCAAGGCGATGGTCGCCGCCTAGCCCTATGGAATACTACAAGCTGGTGTACACCGTGAATGGACGCGCTTGTCAGGCGTTCATTTACGGGGACTATGTGAACGCTGTGAAGGTCGCGGAGCGTGTTCGCTCTCGCGGCTTTCGCTGTCTCATTGACGTAACCCCTAGGAAAGGGAAACAACACTAATGCGCTATCGCCTTCTCTCAACGACGAACTATACGCCCGTCGTTCGCTGTCAGTTCTGCTTCTATCCGGCGCAGGACTGCAATTGCTGGCAGCCCCACAAGTAATCTATCACACGCGGGACCGACTAGCTAAAAAATGGAATACATACTGGCCCTTACGGCATTTGCTGTAGGGGTTTTCATGTTGCGCAATCGGAGATAACTGTGGAACAAGCTCTGCAAGACAAGCTTCTGGAATACCTCGACGGCATCGAGAAGGGGGTGGTGGACATCGCCCCGAAAGCCTATGAACTCGCGGTCAACGTGAACTTCCTTGCCGCCGTGATCGGTCTGATCACGAACGTGGTCTTCATCACGCTCTTCGTCGGCATCGCCGTCTTCACCACCGGGCATATCTCCCGCGAGAAGGACAAAAACGACGGCTACGCGGACTTTGATGACTACATCGGCTGGTTCATCCTCCAGTGGGTTTCGGGCGTCATCGCCGTTCTCGGGATGATCAACGCCATGTGCTCGACGGGCATGTGGATCACCTTGGTCAACAAGGACCTTGGCTTCGTCTACACCCTCTGGCAGAAGTTCATCGGGTAACTCATGACCCTGACAGAATTTATCAGCAGGCTGGCCGTCACGGCCCTTATCGTGGCAGCACCTGCTTCGTTCATCGCAAGCGTGGTCACTCGTAACCTCATCTTCTTGAGCGTCTACCTCCTTATCTTGGCGGTGCTGGGGGTAGCTGTGTTCCTCTTTGCCATCTTGACCGCAATCTGGGATGTTTACTAGCATGGAACAGCAGCTGATCGCCTATGGGCTTATCGGGCTCGCTGTCATCACCCTGTTGTGGTGTATCTATCACGCGGGGAAGGCTGACCAGAGCGTCAAGCAAGCCAACGAAGAAGTCACCAAGGCTGTTGAAGTGGAGAAAGCCAACAATGAACTCGAACGTCAATCAAGGGAAGCCGCAGACGCTGCTGTTGCTGCGGGGGATGCTGCTGGTCCTGCTCCTGATGATCCTGACAGCCTGCCAGACTCGGTACGTGCCCGTATATTTGGGCGCTGAGGGCAAGGCTTGGGTCCTCCGGGAAGATGCCTGCCGTGCCTTGCAGCAGCCTGTCATAACGGTGGAGCAATACACCTCCAACGTCGATCTGCGTAACCACGTTATGAGGACTGACGCCAAGTGGGTGAGCTTCTGCGAGGTGGTGGAATGACCAAATTTGTTGTGGAGTTCATAGGGTATAACGATGGAATGCCCTATGAAGTCATGAAATCCTCAAACTTGGGGCAAGCTCAAGAGGCTTACAAGAGGTCACGAAAGCAGAACCCAGATGTTTCACACAGACTGATTCAGGTCCTCCAAGCGGATAATCCCCTGCGACACCCTGACGCTTGACAACTTCTAGAAATCTGCTATAATATATATGTAGGGTCCGCCGTTGGATACCTATTATATAGGATAGCTAGCAGCAGGTAACTAACCAGCTAGTGAGCAAGACAAAAGTAATCCCAGTTGACCTTCTAGAGAGGAACTGGGACAAGGAGGCAGCCACAAAGCTGTCTCCTTTGCATTTGGAGCAGTACTATGAGCGGACAACCAAAGCTCGTCAAGACTGGCAGCAAGCCCAAGCAATATATCAGCATAGCTCAGGTACGTCCCTCCTTTTTGGGAAGCACCCTTGGCGACAGCTTGAAGCCACGGCAGCTGCTCGTTTCATGGAATACCAGTCGGCGCTATGGACCGTGCTCATGTCGCTGCGTGTCGGGCACAGTAAAGCCGTCAAAGATTAGGGGACTCGCATGAAGAACCGCGTTTTGGCTTTTGCCAAGCATATTGGCAACTCCGGGCTGATGGTGTTTGGCTGTGCTATCCTTATTGCAGCCACCATCTACTTCGGCAATCAAGCTGAGCTTGCTGGGGCTGGTGGGGCACCGGGCGCAGCCTTTCTGGCTGGTCTCCTCGCTTTCCTCCTCGGCCTCATCTCCATCGTCGCCTCTGTCGGCGCTATCTCGTATATGCTTGGTCTGGTGGAGGACTGATGCACATTGCCGTATACGGTAGCCTCAAGAAAGGCTTCCACAATAATCACATGATGGACCCACGCGGCTTTCGCTACGTGGGTACTTTTGTGACTGCTGATCGCTATCATATGGCGTCAGCTGGCCGCTTCCCCATTGTCTTCAAGGCACCGGCTACCCATCTCATTGAGGTGGAGATGTACCGGGTGCTGGACGTGGCTTATCTATCACAGCTCGACCGGCTGGAGGGGCATCCTCAGTGGTACAAACGCCAACCGGTTCGTATCATCGGAATGCCTGAAGCGTGGATGTATCTTCAGGAAGAGCTGCCCAAAGGTGGGCATCTGAAATACCAAAACGTTCGTTACAAAGGAGACGTAGCAGCATGGGTTCGCACTCATGATTGACGTGAGAAACAAGTTTGTTGAGAAGTTGCTCAACAAATTCAAAAAGGACTCCAACGATGCCCCTGTGGGGTGTGCCGGGTTGGGGTTTCGCACCGGCTTTGATCTGGACAGCCACGGCACGGGCTGTTATGCAGGCTTCGACTACGCCTGTGACAAGGGGATGCTTCCGTTCTGGTTCCTCCCGGGGTACATTGGCCATGGCCACAACAAAGACCTCGCTGAACGTGAGTTCTACACGTACCACGCGGTCACCCATCCTGACTCCCCGTGGCAGCCGTGGCTTGATGCCATGCCTGAACAGCTGGAGGGCTACGATACTCCCGAGGATCGCGCCAAGCTGATTGCCTACATGGGCATCGTGTACGGTGAGACTGCGTTCAAGACCCTCAGCCTCCCTGAGATGGGGTGCTTTGCGGTGTTCAACCGTCGTGCCTACGAGTTCAACGGCGCGCGGCAATCTCTCAGGATGTTTCTCGAAGCTCCTGAGACCAAGGACCTTCCGCTGCGTTGGAACGTTTTTGCCGCCAACCACATTCTCTCTATCGGTGGCAAGCTCCACACTGAAAGCTGGGGCGGCGGGCACAACAACTTCTCTGCGTCGGTGTACCCCAACACCGCTGTCTGCTATCTGAAAGCCGGTTACACGCCAGACCCGAAGAAAAGTCTCGCGTCTGGCAAGTCTCCGAAGACGTTCATGGGGGGTAGCTCCGATAAGCTGTTCCTTGGTGTGACGAAGAAGGGTCCTGACAGCTGGCAGCCGAGGGAGCAAGACCGCTACGGCAACGACTTTGCCGAGAAGAATACATTCAAGAACCCCGTGCTGCTGAACAAGTGGTACTGGGATAACAAGGTGAAACCGTATGTCTAAGCCTGAGCAGAAAGTCCCCATGGTCTACGTCGAGGGGGGTAACGGGGAATACAAGCGCCTCGCTGGCCTGTTCGGCGCGGTGACCTTCGACCACGAAGAAGCTGACATCATCCTCTTCACGGGGGGCTCTGACGTTTCACCCTCCCTGTATGGTGAGCCCAAGCTCAACCGGACGGCCAACAACCCTGAACGTGATGCGGTGGAGACTTCAATCTATCACCGCCTGATCAACAAGGGTGACAACATCAAGCGTGCGTTCATCGGTATCTGCCGTGGTGGGCAGTTCCTTAACGTCATGAACGGAGGTAAGCTGTGGCAACACGTCGAAGACCACGTCATGGACCACCCGGTCTACTCCGTCGATGACAAGAAGGCGTACTTCTGCTCGTCCACTCACCACCAGATGATGCGTGCACCTACGCCTGATCAGAACATTCCGTTCAAGCTTCTGGCGTATGCCATCGACCGTGACGGCGTCAGCAAGCGCACCAACACGAAGAAGCTGATCCCCGAAGCGTGCAAGTGGGAACACGACGGCATCGACATCGAGGCCATGTGGTATCCCGGCACCCGCAGCCTGTGCTTCCAGCCTCACCCTGAATTTCAAGGATACCCCAACTGTCAGGCGCTCTTCCTGAACTACGTCAACAAATACGTTCTTCCCAGTCTTGGCTTTAAGGAGGCCAACGTTTAATGTGTGGACTTGCAGGCGTTGCCGGTGACCTTGGTCACAAGGATACCGATGTTTTCAAGGAGCTGCTCTACCACAGCCAAGTCAGGGGCAACGACGCCTCTGGCCTCTGCGGGTTCGAGACCAAGACGGGCACCGTTGACATCTTCAAGCGTGCTGTCCCCAGCTCCACGTTCATCGATCTCAGGCGTGTGGACAACATGATCACTACGCGCAATGACGTGCTCATGGGTCACACCCGCAAGTCCACGTCGGACTGGCAATCCAAGTACAACCACGAGGACGCCCACCCGTTCTACTGGAACGATCTCGTCGGTATGCACAACGGTATGATCCCGTTCCAAGCCTTGGGTAATCTGCCCCATGAACTGAAAGGGGCCATTGACTCCGAGAAGCTGATCTACAACATCTCCAAGGAGGGCATCGACAAGGTCCTCCCGAAAATCTGGGGTGCGTGGGCTTTGGCTCTTCTCGATGCTGAGAACAAGAAGCTTGGCTTCGTCCGCAACAAGGAACGCAGCCTGTCCTACGCCTTCTCCAAGGACAAGAAGAAAATCTATTGGGCATCTGAAGGCCAGATGCTCTACTGGGTTCTTCAGCGCAACGGCATTGAGACCTTGGAGCAGTTTCCGCGTCTGCTCGAAGAGGACACTCTCATGGAACTCGATCTGGCTTCTGGTAAGCCCATCGCTGAGTCCGTGACGATCACGCGTATCGAGGGGGGTAAGGAACCGGAAAAAAAAGCTATCCCGCCTACGACTGGAGGAAGGGGGGTTGGTCCGGTCTCGACACGGTATAAACCGTCGAAAGGGGTCTCACCGCAACAAGCGGCACTGAATATGATCCAAGGGATGGAGATGCAACTGATCGGCTTCGACCATTCTACTCGGCACAAATGGGCCAAGCCTCAGCGCAAGCGGTTTGAGGGTCTTGTCACGGCTCTGAACCGTATCTATGCTGAATGGGCCTCTGGCGATATTCCCGAGGAAGAGACTGCAAAGATCGTTGATCCCCTTGTTCCCATCCTCACCGGAGACCTGCTTGTTGCCAAGCTTCTCTCTGACAACGGTTGCGCTTTCTGTTGCAAGGATTCTGTTGAGCCCCACGAGTTGAAAGACTGTGGTGTTGGGGCCACCGGAGACGTTCTTTGCAACATCTGCAATACCGACGCATCCCTTCGTCACATCGCCCAAGTCCCAGCCAAGATCAACTAGAGAAGGCATCTATCACACATGACCAAGTTCACCATCGGTTGCGATCCTGAGTTCTTCCTGATCGACACCGTGAACGGCGCGTACCGCTCGGCTCACGACCTTGTGCCGGGCACCAAGGAGCAGCCCCACATCCTCAAGCACGGCGCTGTGCAGGTTGATGGCACCGCTGTCGAGTTCAACACCGACCCGGCCTCTTCCGAGGACGAGTTCGTTCACAACGTCAAGGAAGTCATGGAGCAGGTTCGTGCCATGATCCCGGAGCGTTATATGTTCCACCTTGCTCCGTATGTGCAGTACCAGAAGGCGTACTTCTCCAAGCTCCCTCGCCAAGCCATCGAGCTGGGCTGCAACCCGGACTATTCGGCGTACACGTTCGACAAGAACCCGTCCCCGAATGCCGAGCAGACCATCCGCACGGCGTCTGGGCACGTCCACATCGGCTGGGCTCGTGTGACTGACGAGGTTGACCGTGACCACCTGCTCCTGTGTGGGCGTCTGGCGCGCAACCTTGACGTGACCTTGGGCATCCCCTCCCTCGAATGGGACCGCGATCCTATCCGTCGTCAGCTCTACGGCAAGGCTGGGGCGTATCGTCCGAAGCCCTACGGCATCGAGTACCGTACCCTGAGCAACGCGTGGCTCAACTCTGAGAAGACCATGCGCCGCGTGTACAGGGGTGCTATCGAGGGTGCCGAGGACTTCTTCAACAACGGCCCCAAGTGCCAGTTCATGCAGCTCCGCGCTGAAGATGTCCAACGCCGCATCAACGGCTAGAAAGGTAGAAACCTGTGGTTTCTGTTATCGAAAAGTACGTCTCTGGTAACGCCAAAGACGCGCAAGAGAAGATCAACAATTGCCTTGCTCTCTACAAGGGCGAGTGGGTCTACATCCGCCAATACGTGGGAGGCAGGGCTGGTGAAGTGCTGGCTGACGTGCAGTACATTGACCCCAAATACGGCGGGCGGCGTGACCACGTCAACCTTGCCAAGACCAAGGAAGAGGACTTCAGTCTTGGTCCGTATCCTCTTGGGTTCATTCGCCACAGGAACGCGTTGTACTACACAGCCCGTGCCCCCGTTCGCAAGAACAGGTTTGGTCTTCGCGACGACAATATGTCGTGGACCTTGGTCTCGGCTGAGCCGACTGTTCAACCTGATGGTCGTCTTCGTGGTCCCGGCCTGACTGAAGCTTGGCAAGGTGGGTCCCTCTTTCCTCTCCTGATCGGGGACTTCAACCCTGAACAGCGTATCAAGGAGATTGCAGCCGGGGAGACGTACTTTGCCCCGATTGCTCG